ACAGGAATTAAATAAGATGTTGCCTTATTGTTCCACACGTTTTTATTAGTAATGCCTACCCCTTTTGTATCGTATTCGGAAAAATCACACTGTTTCCAACCTGTTATGTTCACTAAAGATCCATTTAATACACTAAGTTCATTTTGGATTTCTGTAAAATCATCTGGAAGAGAATCAATAATTTCATTCCCTTTTGCTTGTACTCGGCCAATCTGAGTATTACCTTCTGTCTGTACCGACTCTAAAATATCTTGTGCATCTTCCGCTGACTGGTGCGCGTCCTCAGCAGACTGGTGTGCATTTTGTTCTGATGTACTCGCATTATTGGCACTTGTTTGTGCTGATGAAGCGGACTGACTTGCACTATCAGCACTGGAAGACGCATTATTAGCAGATTGATTTGCATTTGAAGCGGATTCACTTGCTTGTGTAGCACTGTTAGATGCATTTGTTGCCGATTGGTTTGCATTATTGGCGTAACCCTCAGCTTCCGAAACTGCTGATTCAACAGATGTTTTGATTTGTCTAACATCACTTACAGCCTGTTCCATCTGTCTTGCGTTTTCAGCATACTGGGCTTGCTGGGCACAAAATTCTTCATATGTGCCAGTATAACCACCACGAACTGCGGCACCATAAGCGGTGACAATTCCGGCATTATGTGTTTTACTCATAACCTACCTCCAAACTCCCTATTGCTTCATTTATTGTAAAAGATAATTCTTCCTCTAAATCACCAACTGTTGTTATATATAAATGGCCATCTGCATCATTAACATCTGCAAAAATCCAACCTGCTTTTGATGCTTCCTGTTCTGCCAATTCCGCATATCGTTTTGCTTCAAGTTCTGATTCTTTTGCATTAGCTTCGGATTCATCGGCTTGCGTTGCAGAATTAGCAGCACTCTCAGCAGAACTAACTGCCACAGCAACTTGACTTTCAATTTCTTCTGCCAACTCTGAACTTCTATTTGCAGATTCCAATGCTTCATCAGCACTTTGTCTTGCTTCTGATGCAGAAGTTTGTGCTGATTGTTTTGCATCATTCACTTGTTGTACAGCTTCTGCAAGTGTAGCATTAAAAGCATCATCTTCTTTATCATCATAATCAATAGGTTTTGGACGTGCCTTTATTGGAAAAACTATTTTATAAACCGTTTCCCCTTCACTACCGGAATTAAAATAAATAAACGCATATATATTATAATCTTTATTTGTTTGATGCGCTAAAAGATGTCCCGGAATATGTGTACTTAGAACATTTTCACCATCATCATAAACACCTATCAAAACAATGGATTCACCACCACGTTCAAATAACGAAAAATGTACTTCTATATCTTCTTTTATATTTGTTCCTAATATTTGGAGTATTTGACCGTAGTCCCATTGCCATAATCCAGGTGCAATACAATAATTAAAATTTGAATCAAAATTAGCCTGTATCATTATCGTCATTTCCTCCGGAATTATTTATTATTAATTCTGCATTTTGATTAACCAATGCATTTATATAATCCTGCTGCATTTTTAATAAAACACATTTCATAACAGTCGGTTGTAAATCTACCGGAATACCACTTTGACTCATTTGTTGTTTTGCATATATATAAATATTATTTTCACACATTGCAATCCAATTTGATAATGGTAATTCTACGCTATCTTTATTATCCATTTATATTTATATCCTCCGTATTGGTGCTTTTTAACTCCCGATGTCAACAAGGCTTGTCATAGCCCAAAGAAGAGTAAGTGTTAAAGTTTTATCAGTCAGAGTTACCGAACTCATATTACGGCAAGCAACACTGACCGTTCCGTTATTGACGTATGCTCTAAAAAGCATGAGTTGCCCCGTTCCGGCAAATGTATGACCGATAACTCCGATTAGCGTATATCCCGTTTTTGTCGGAGTAAAGGTTGTGGTGAAATTCGCATTACTCTCGATTGAATCAATGGATATAGAATAGGTTGTCGTGGCTATTATATAGTTAGAAGCAACCGATATTTCATCTGCTCTTTCGTAACCAACAACCTGTTCCTCTCCTGCATCCAACTCTTCAATATAGTGGTACTCTTCTACCGTTGTGCCATCATCGGATTCTTCATAGACTGTGTACAGCGAATTGAAAGAGTAGTAGTCCGCTTCTGCTTTTGTGATGTACTGCCTTTTCGGTACTTGCGTTGTAATCGTGCTGTACGTGACCTCAATCACACCGTCCTCGTTTTCGTCAGATGTTTCAACGAGTTCTTTTTCTTCGGCATAGTCGCCTATTATATAGTATTTCATTTTATCCCACACCTCACGATACTATTAAACCATTACGAACATGGACTTCATACCAACCTGTGACAACACCACCGTTCCCAATAGAAGCGGGAAGCAATACAACCCCATCGCAGTTAATTCCGTTAGACGGGTACACATCTCCATAATATCCGTTAGAATTTATTCTACCAATCAGGGTGTTGTTGATTTCAAAACGGATTAACGTACCGGCCTGAATGTAGTTACCGTACTCACCTTTGATTGCAATGTTTTTTGAACCGCCAGACGAGTAATAGGCAGACATATCAATAAGGCTTGTTGAAGTCGAACCGGCTTTACCTTTAATGATTCCCTTAACAATCTGTACTGTTTGGTCTCCGTCTGTGCTTTCAAATGTACCGGCTATTTTAGCAGAAGTCGCATAAAGCGCACCTGTGGCTTTAACGACGAAAGGTGCTTGCGTCCATTTAGCAGAACCGCCTACTGTCGGTGCTCCAATGGAGAGCACTGTTGACGTTGAAGCACTCGGACATTGCAGAAGCGCATCATAACCATCATTCTCAACCCTTCTGATAGAATTTGATGTAATTCTCCAGTTCCCAATATGTCCTGCGATTGCATACAGATTTCCATTAGAATCTACACTAAAATTATTACCAAGAGTTATAGAACCTTTTGCCATTACAAAACTTCCTGTTTCAAGGTTCCATGAATTTCTACCAGTTACATCTTGAATTATACCTGCTCTAATTACACCAGCATTTAAAATTCCGGTTGTTATCATAGAAGCATTTATTTCACCATCTTTTGTTAATGCTAATCCATACGTGCCATTATAACCATTATTAGAATGGCCAAGACCACCAGCATTCCAACGCCAAACTTTTTGGGCCTTTGTTATATCATCTGAATCATAAAGATTAACAAGTTCTTCTAAATTACCATCTGCATCTAAAATCCATTTAAAATGTCCACCATGAGAACCTGTAATCGTATCTGAAAGTTGTTGTGTTTTCTCATCTACAAGTTGTTGTATATCTGTTTTCTGTTTCTGTATCTCATCTAAAACATTTCTATTATTATTCTTCACAATATCTTCTATAGATGGTGGTACTGATGATAATGTACATTTATCTAATTTATGATTTTTATACTCTACAAATTCTACAACCCTATAATCTACTCTTATTCCCCTATTTGAATCAATAAGAGTTATAACTTTATATAACCAAATATCTTCATTAAAATTAATAACATTACATGTATATGACCTTTGTGGTTTAGATAATTCAGCTAGTCTTTTAACAGCAGCATTATATAAATTCTGTGCAACTGTATATCTTTCATCTACCCATGTACCACATACTACTTTATTTGAATACTGAAAATTATCTATATAATCTTTATTATTATTTACAGACTTTATATTTAAATATTCATCTGTAGATTCATCTTTTTTACCATATGGATATAACCTTGTTATAAACCCAGTACTATCTCCATTAAAACCTAAATCTGTTAGGTTTAAATCTTCCATTATAAACTCACCAGTTGTTACATATGATTCTGGATTTATAACATATAATATTTTATTTAATACATCAAAATTAAATACAACATCATATGCAGATGTTATAGCATCTATCATATCATATGATGTTGCTAATTTAAATGCCTGACCATCACTTTCTTCTACAGTCCTTCTTTTTGCTACGTCAACACCTGTTCCATAAATTATATTCCAGCCAACAGGTAACACATCTGTCATTACTGTAACTATATTTGTATTTGTTCTTCTATAATCCTTAAATATTAGCGTTTTCCAATCATCATAATCTAATTCACATTCAACGACAACAAAATCAGAATGCTCATCTATTTTTTTTATTATGAATCTATTTGAAAAACCTTCAATCTTTACTTCTTCTGAAATCTTAGCATATATTGGATTATTCCTTTGTATCTCAAAATTTAATGTATCATCACCATTATATTTATGAACACGATATACATCTTCTTCCTCTATTAACAATGGCAATACTTGTGTAGGTGTAACAGAAGTATCATATAATCTAAGTGTAACCATTACATAACCTCCACATTAAATTACAAAAGTTGGATAAAATTGTAATGAAACAGACTTTATTTTACCTGTAGAATTTTGTATAAACTTTACAGTGTTATCGCCAGGCTTTACTATTGGAAAATCTATCAAATTAGTATTAAGAAACACATTTATAAATGTACTAAATGCTACATTTCCTGCTCTGTGGACTACGCCATCAAGACCTCCAATCTTATAATAATAGTTACTTGATGATATATTTGTAAAATTTATTAAATTTGTTTTACCTGTCTTACCCTTACAATTTACTGTAAACGAAGTATCACCGCCAAATCTAACAATTATATCGAGACCTGAATTTATAACACCACTATTATTAAATGTAAATTCTACCTCTGTATTCTCTGTAAAATATGTACTACCGTAATCTAATTTTACAAGTGGTAATCTTTTTATAGCACTTGCTATTATTGTAACAAGATAATAAAATTCTACATCTGTATACTCGCTCTTATAACTATCAATTACACATACATATTCAAAATCTGATTCATCAAGTTTTATAATAACAACATTATCTATAAACTCTTGTATAAGCTTATTTACATTTAGCTGTGCCTCTTGATACGTATGACCGCCTACATAAAACATTAACTCTAAAGAATTACCACCAACATTAAATGTATTTATATTATATTTATGTTTACCTAAACTCTTATAAATACTTTTATCAATCTGAGGAGGCAACGTAGCTGCAGTTATTAAATCTGCATCAAATTCATCATACACATTTATTCCGTTTACTATTACATTTTGACCAAGTTGTATTTCTTGATATTGGCTAATCATTATTTCTTCACCCCCTGCGCTTGTATCCTCGATACAACTGGAGCTACCTTTCTACCTACCCTCTCATTATCGAGGTAAACATCTCCATCTTCCATTTCAACATTTACATTATTAACTATCTGTACTGTCCTTAGCACTTCAAGAAATACCTGTGATAATTTATAATAGTCTATAATATCTGTATTTCCACCAAACAAAGAATCTACACCATATCTACTCATAAAATCATTACTTTTACTTATATTAAATGTTGATACAGCGTTTTCAAACATTTTATTGACAGATAATAAACCATCATTCAACATTACAAACGTAGATGATATAATATTTATAGCAGAAGTAAAAGCATCTACCATTGCAGAACAATAAGAATTTATATCTCTTGATATAACAGATGTAGATGATGATACGGCACTTCTTATCATATCTATAAGACTTGTTGCACCTACAACAATCTCTGTACCTGCTTCACCACCTGCTAAAAATCTGCCAGACTTACTATCCCATCCAAATATTGTTGGGCTATCCATTACAATACCATTATGCATAGCTTTTTTATACCAATCTATTGATAATAATGTTGGGTCTGGTATTGTACCAAGAACTGGAACATCTATATATCCACCGACATTTATATGTGGTAATTTTAAATCTGGTAAACTCCATTCAAAATCAAATATACTCTTTATTGTATCTACAAAACCAAATAATAAATCCTTAGCCCAGTCTATCTTATCTTGTAGATTACTCTTCATTAACTCTATACCGGAATGTATTTTCTCTCTAAAATCTGACAATGTTGATTTTATTGTTTCAACACCAGATTTTATCTTGTCGCCTATCCATAACATTCCATTTGTTATACCATCTTTAACATTATCTACAGCGTCTTTAACATTTGACCTTAATAATGTTAAACCAGAATGTATTTTCTCTCTTATTGCACTTAGTATTTCTTTTATCTTATCTATGGCACCTTTGATTTTCTCATAAATAAACTCACCAAGCTCTGGTATCTTTTCTCTAAACCAACTTATTATGTCGCCTACTTTTTCTCTTATCCAATCGACAACAGAAAATATAAAATCAGAAATAGCATGTAATACACCATGTATACTTGTACCAAACCATCCAAGAAATACATCAATCATATCATGTATTGTCTGTAATATTGTTGTTAAGAATTCTGCAATATATGTAAATACAGCCTCAAATACTTCTCCAACACCTTTTAATGCTAAATCCCAATTACCTGTAAATATACCTATAAATATATCAATTATACCAAGTATTACATCTAATACAGCTTGTAATGCTGATGCTATTATTTCAAATGCACCTAAAAATACTGGACCTAATAATTCACAAAAACCTAACCATATCGGCTTTATAAAATTAATAATGTTTGATATTGCCTGTTTTATACCTTCCATTCTACTAGAAAGTTCTTCTATAAAATTAGCAAATATCTCTTTTATATGTTCCCATATTGCTATTACTTTATCTCTAAAATCTTCATTTGTTTTCCATAGTGTTATAAATGCACCTATTAATATTGCAACACCACCTATAAACAAATTCATTGGAGTTAATATTGTAGCAAGTGCTGATTTTAATGATGCCATAAATCCAGTAGCTAAGCCTTGTATCATAGCCAATGGTGAAGAAAACGATGTTAACGTTGTTATAAAACCTGTTACTAATTTTGAAATCCATGTAAATGGATTAAACGCAGCAATTACACCACCTATTGATGTAATTATACCTGCAAAGTTTAAACCACCAACAAGTGTTGTTATAGCTGTTATTCCACCAGATATTGTTGTTACTAATCCTATTAACTTTCCAACTATAAATATTACTGGGCCAAGTGCTGCAGCTATTCCTAAAAATGTAACAATAGCCTTCTGCTGTTTTGGGTCCATCTCATTAAATGCTACTATTATATTCTTTACACCCTGAACAAACCCTCTTAATGGACCATTTACCATATCAGATATAATAACCTTTGTTGTACCAAACGCTGATTTTAATAATATCCAATCACCTTGTAAATTATCAAGCATTATACCTGCCTGACCTGCTGAAGCACCTAATATCTCAAAACTTGAATCATTATATACAGCATCACCAAATGTATTTAGTGCATCCTGCATTGTATATATTTTTCCATTATATCTTACATATGCTTGGCTTGCATTATCTACTGAATATGCTAACTGATTAAAATCACCCTCAGATGCATTAATCATAGCCATTATACCAGGCAGTGCTCTTACACCAAATACATTTGCAATTGTGTTTAACTTCTCAAAATCATTTGTTGGTAAACTGTGTCCATACTCTTCTAATATCTGTTCACCATCTTTAAGATTACCTTCAGTATCATAAAGTGCAATATCTAAATCACCAAAGGTACCTCTTAGGTCATATATAATATCTCTTAAATTTCTTGTTTTTCCATATGAATCAAATAGCGATACACCATACTTATCCATCAACTCTGCACTGGCTTCTGTTGGCTTTGTCATTTGAACAAGTGCCTGTCTCAAACCTGTACCGGCCTGAGTACCTTTTACACCGGCAGATGCCATAAGACCTAATGCTAACGTTACATCTTGAATAGAATAACCATAAGAACCTGCAACTGGTGCAACATATTTAAAACTCTGGCCTAACAAGTCTACATTTGTATTTGAATTGGCAGAAGCTGCTGCAAGAGTATCTGCAAACATTGTTGATTTTTCAGCACTTAAACCAAACGCTGTCAAACCATCTGTAACGATATCTGACGTTTGTCCAAGGTCAACACCAGATGCAGCTGCCAAATCAAGTATACCTCTTAAACCTTCCATTTCTTCTTGGGCATTCCATCCAGCAAGACCCATATAATATAATGCATCTGCTGATTCTTCAGCTGTAAACTTTGTATCATTGCCCATCTTTATAGCGGCAGCCCTAACAGCATTAAATGCTGTTTCAGAATCTGTTGCACCTTGTTCATATGAAATACCAAGGTTACCTGCAGCTTTTGCAACTGCATTCAAATCAACTTCTGTTGAATTTGTTATAGCTTTTACCTTCGACATTGCAGAATCAAATTTTGAACCTGCCCTTATAGATTCTGCACCGGCAGCTGCAATTGGAACGGTGACAGCGGCGGTTAATACTTTGCCTGTCGTAACCATTCCTGTACTAACTTTATTTAATACACCAGTTGCCTTTCCTACCTTTGCACCGAGTGCATTTACTTCTGCAGCAGCAGCATCTATTCCTCTTGCAAAACCGGTTATATCTAATTCAAGAAAACCAACCGCCGTACCTAAACTTACAGCCACTATATCACCTCCTTCCAATTTGTTTTATCAACTTGTTTTTATATAACTATTATTCTTATAACCTAATGCATCATACATTTGTGATGCTGTTTTATAATGTGGCTTTTCTATATATTCTGATTCTATTTTAAATATTGGCTTCTCGCCTTCTTTTATTTTACCTTCTATATATAAACATGCCTCATCAAAACAAAAGGCTGTATACTCATCATCTATTGCCATGACAGCACTTGGTCTACAGCTATATTGTTTTGCTATACCTATGACATTTATTATTTGTTCACTCTGGAAAAAACCTCTCTAAAGCTTTTACTCCTTCCTGAGTATAAGAGAATATAGCCATAAGCTGCTCATCTGTAAGAACAATTCCATTTTCTCTAAGTTCATTCATAGATGGTTTTACCAATGCTGCTTCACATACAATCATTACAACATCATATACATCCTTAATGATTGTACTATTTGCACCAACCATGGCTCCAGCACCTTTTGCAAACAAATCAGTTGCCTGTGTCATTAATGAATTTGGTACCTTACCACTAGCAGCCAACGACATAAGTGACGGACGCTTAATCTGCGCATACCATGGTACATTTGGTACAAAGCCTGGTAACTTAATAACAATTCCATCCTTATACTTTACTAACTCTTCTATTGGAGTAACCTGCGGGACATCACGAGTTACATTTACAGTATTTGGAGCAACTGGACCTTTTAAATTTGCTGCATCTATTGCATTCTGCTGAAACATCTGATTATATACATTACCGCCAAATCTATTTTCATCACCATACATAACTATAAACTCTCCTTATTTGTTTTATCATTTTAATTTACTAAAAACTAATTTAACCCCGGCGTTAACCGGGGCTAATTAACATAAGTATTAACTATTAACCATTATTTGCTGGACCAGACATGTTTGTTGTTCCTGTCAATGTAGGCAGTGCAGCTACATAAGTAATATTATATGGAGCCTCACCTGTGTTAGGAGCTGAATTAATTGTATACTGCGGTGCCCTAAACGTACCATCTTCTGAATTAAATGCTACAGGTACACCCTGACAATTCGGATATGTAGTTTTTTCATAACCTGTAATAATTCCAGCAGCATTATAAATTGCACTATACGCATTAAGTTTAAAAACTTCACCCTTATCATCTGAACCAACAAGCGGCGGAGTATAACTTGCTACACCAAAATCAGTTGGTTCCTCTGATGTTTCTGTTTTCTGGGCAGTTGACCAATAAAGAACAACACCACCCTGAAGTACCTTAACAAGCTCTGGATTAAATACATTATCATGAAGAGTAATTTCATGTCCTGTAATAATTGTCTGCTTCGGCTTCTGGGCTTTAAGCTTGCCTTTAATAATTAATTTTACAGCATCTTCTTCCTCTGTCTGAGGAGAAACTTCAATCTGATTTGCTGTATCAAACCCAAATTCCTCTGTTGTTGTAGTACCATCTACTGTAACCTCTCTTTCTATGGTTACAAGATTTACATCAATTGTTGGAATCTCATTTCTTGACCTTTGAACTGACATATTATTCTCCTGTTGTTATATATAATTTCTTGTAATTCTCATATTCTATTGCTACATAATGGGCCTTTACTGTATCATCATAAAAAGATGGCATATCTTGACCATAATATTGTATCATTGGATATAAGCCATACATTACTCTCTTTACCCTTTGTACCATTGGTTCTAATTTTGAATAACTATCCCTTGGTACATAGCATTGTACAGAGTACATATCTCTATTAGAACTAAATGATACATGTCTATACCCACCATCATTCTTGACTACAATATATGGCTCTGTACATTCACCCACTTTTTGTGCAGGCCAATAAACAGAAAAACCATTATTTTTAAGATGCATATAAATATCTTGTGCTCTTGATTCAAGAGGAACAAAAGTATTTGTATCTATTGGCATACACTTACTCCTTTTACATCAAATAACCTATATACCCCTGTAAATCTCTAACCAAATCTGGACCTTTAACACGTATTGTTGGTTCTATTATTGCATACTTTCTACCATAGTAATATTCAAGATATACACCATAATATACACTATGCGACAATTCCATTGTTGTTACGAAACCCTTCTTTGATTGTGACACTGTAGCCTTTAATCCTCTCCTTGCATTGCCAGTCCTATCTCTCCACGGTGCATGTGATTTCATATAATCCTCAAACTCACCTGTTTTACTACTGCAATATGCAAGTATGGCTGGAGCATATTGTATTTGCGACCTTCTCAACCTTGCTTTAATTTGGTTATCATTTTTGAACACCACTCGAACTTCCATAATCTACCTCCTCGAAAGATAAATCGGTAGCTATGTTCCATTCCATAACATCCTTTAATCCTGTTAACTTTGACATATGGCCATTAAAATTAACAAAATCACCTACATTTAATCTATAATGCCTTACGCCATTTTCATCAGGCATATCAACTATATCTTCTGTAAGGCATAATATCTGAGGCATTTTCTCTGTTCTATAAATACCATTTTCTTCACCTGTTGGTATTACATACGTATCAAACATATGGGCAGTATGCTCATGATATAAACCTGTTACTGTTAAAATTTCACTGTATTCATCTATTGGTTCACCAAACTCATTTTTTTCTTTTCTATAAAATGTAAACTCTTTACCGGACCTCTTTAGTTCTCTTTTTATTTTATAAAGTTCAAATCTATTAATTATTGACATAGATATCAGCCTCCAGTAAGAACACCGGTATTAAACTTTTTAAACCTCGAAGCAAGCCTTAGAAAATATGCTGATGTATCTTGTGTACTTAATCCAGAAATTGTAATTGATGAATCTTCTGACTTTATTATAAGCAATTCATATATAGTGGCATTTATATCTCCATTATTCTTCTTATAATAATAAGAAATTTCATCAAATGTGAAATATGGGGCTTGCTCCTCTCTAATCTCTATCATTATAGAATTTATAGCATCAGCATTACCACTAACATCACTCATAAATTAACCCTCTAATGAATTGTTTCTATCCTCTTCGTTGAGATAGCTCTTTACTCTATCTTTAGCATCATTAAATGTCTTTGCTCCATTAAGATTAATACCCTTAATAGCAGCAAACTTCTTCACTTCTTCTTTTGTCCACCTTGAAATAGGTTTCTCAAGCAGATTATTTACATATACTTCATCATCTGAAACATGCTCTTCTGTTTTATTATCATCAACACTATCAATTACAATATCACCTGACATATGTTCAACTACAGGTCTAAAACCCATTCTTTTATATATATTTGCCGCACCAGATGATACAATAATAGTGTCTACACCATTTGTAAGTTTTACCATTTTATTTAATACCTCCAGCTATAACAATGCAGGCTGGTAAAAACCAGCCCACAAAATAACAATCAAGCAGTTGTGTCAAGAATATAAATCTTATCAGCCTCTTCAAATGACGGCAGGCAAATCATTGACACAATAGTCTCAACCTGAACCGGGTCAACTTTCTTTGCTGTAACAACAGCTACACCTGTATCTGTAATTGATACGTTTGCAGCAGCTCCAGACATCAAATCTGATTCTGCAGGCGTTGTACCAAACCATGTCTTACCGAGTGCTCCTTCGGGGAACAGAACAAAAGTATCCTGCGGCATAAACTGTGTCGCTGTATCTGTTTCATCTTTATACTTCTTAGCATTTACATAAATAACAAGACCGTCACACATATCAGAAATATACTCTTTGAGCATACTATCTGTAATATGACCTACTCTATCTCTTCTTGCATAAATATCATTTGCAATGCCTTCATTAGCTCTAAGATGGCGCCATGTTGCATTATCACACATCGCTCTCTTCGGCTTAACACCAGTCTCATCAAAAATCAATTCCATACCATCATTAATATCTTTAATGGGGTCTGAGGCGGCATGGTTTGACCAAGATGTCTGTACTGTTACCTTGTGTGTATTAGGAATACCATAATCGTATGTAAATGCCTGACCGTTATTTGCCATAGAAATAACACCAGTTGTAAGTGCCATCATTCTCATTCTCTCACGAGAAACTCTTGCGCTTCTAAGCAGCTGAACTTCATCATCGAAAATTCTTGTCATAACAGAATCAATATATGCCTGATTACCAGTTTCAAGCACAATATTAAGTTCCTGTCTAAGTTCTTCATCAATATACATTGATTCTTTAAAATACGGCATTTCTGCACTAAGCTTTTCAAAGCCAATTCTTCCTCTCGGAATAGCCGCAGCATCAAAAGCGCTTGTCTTCAGTACAATGGGAAGACCTTTTGCACCCTTAAGCCATTTCAGGTCGAGGCCTCTTTTCTTATCAACCGGGAAAAGCTCTTCACAGGGATATGGCGCTTCGTGCTGCGATAGCTCTGTCCAATATGCTACAATCTGGGCACTATCGAGTAAATCGAAAATAGTCATTTAAAAATACCTCCTTATTAATTATCATACCTTCAGGAACGTAACCATTCCAGAATCTGTAACTGCATTAATCTTTGTGAGTACATCAGACTCAACTCTGTTTTTATTTACAAAGCCCCAAATAAGAGCCGTACCATTGGCTGCACCATCTGTTACATCTACATTATGAAGAAGCACAGCGTTTGCAGTTGTTGTTGCAGCTGTTACCGCCGCGTTAATATTATCAAGGTTAATATTGATAGGTGTACCAGCCTTTGCAATTTTTCTTGTAACACCATTTGCTGTAACATTAACACCAATAGACTGTGGAACAATACATCCTACAGAATACTGGAACTCTACATTCGCAAGAATCTGTACAGGTGCACCATACGTACTTTTTCTAACCGTATCTCTATTAAACATATATACCTCCAAATATTATAAATTATGACCAAAAGCTACTTTTCTTCTGGCTACCTGCTCTTCCCTGAGCCAATCTTTTACCGAGGCCACTTATAACCTCATTTTTCTTACCTTTACCACCTTTATTATCACCTTTTATAGATGTACCGGTACCTCTTTCTCCAACACTGCCTTTTCCATCTTTATCTGAATCATCAGATACAGTAAAAAATGTAGGATACTTTGTTTTAATTTCATTAATTGCTGACTTAATATCTACACCTTCATTGTTGGCTGTCTTTGACATTGCAAGTGTAATAATATCTTCAACATATTCTGGATTTGCACCAACAAGAAGTGCCTCTGCTTTTGCTTCTGCAATTCTCGCCCTGTGTTCTGATTTTGCAACAGCTGCTACAGCTTGTGCCTTTTCTTCTTCACCCTTCTGTTCTTCTGACTTCTGACTTTCAATAAAAGCCTTAAACATAGAAACAACTTTTGTATCATCTGGTGATAGACCTAACTCTTTAAATACAGCATCTCTTGCATTCTGTTTCTCAACAGCCTTAATTGATTCTACCTGGGCTTGTGTAAAAGTTTTATCCTTTACATCATTTACACCGGCTTCATTATTACTTGAATTAGTACCATTATTTGTCTGTGTACCGTTTTCATCTACACTACTGGTGTTTTTATCATTTTCCATTACTACTTTCTCCTTTTTATTTTATTTAACAATAGTAAACTCATCAACTATAAATTTATTACCATCAGAATCTGTTAATTCTTTACCTACAAACTTTAATACCAGCTCTGACCGTAATTCATTTAACCTTTTATTTAATTTTTTATACTTTTGTTGCTGTTGCTGTGGTATCTCCTTCCCATTTACAGATTTTTTTAGGATAGAAGACATAACAGATAAACAATCATTTTTTATTCTATTTGTTTCTACATCATCTATCTGTACATAATGTCTATGTCTGCACTCTGGACAATCGGTATACGTTATCCACAAATCTTTACCATCACCGGTAGTACATTTTATCTTATAAATATAATCTTTTCTCTGGTGAACATCTATTAATGTTTTACATTTACTGCATCTAAACTTTATATTTAATGTATTATCAGACATATCGACCTCCACATGCCTATCTTATATTATATCACACTATATTCAATTGTCAATATATATTTGAAAAATTATCAAAAATATGATATACCTCTATAAGCCTCTATTTTCGATTTTAAGGGTATATCATATTTTGACCTATATTATATTAATAATACCTATAAAAATCTAACTGGTAATCACTTAGCCTCAACCGTTATCAATCTCTAAATCACTTATAAATGATAATAAACCTGGATATCTAAATGGATTATTTATAAAATCTGCCATATCAACTATCGACTTTACACCATCAATTATTGGTTCTATTGTACACTCACCATTTGGATGGTCAAGTGGAATTGTTTCTGCAGAATATATATTACCATCCCTTTCTTCACATAGTTTACAAGGATGTCCACCAGCTGCATGCCATAAATATCCTCTTACAAATGGATTGTCTTTAGTACAACCTATTATAGCCTGTTGATATGCATGCTGTACTAAAGTCTTAGCTAATCTCTGGGCATTATAATCAACAACCCTATTATGAACAACATTACCACCACTAACATGCCAAGGTAATCTTGCACCTGGATTTACATATTTTTCTAATTCTTTGGCTATATCATACATACTTTTATTCTCAGCTAAGCCTTTTGCAATAACCGTATATATATCTTTCATTGTATTATTCTCTAAATTCCAAATTCTATCACTTAGAGAATAACCAGAATTATATATACCACCAGATATAACATTTCTTATAACAGATTCTTTTACTGGATTAAACTTTAAATCTAAAGAACCATTTGTGAAACCAAGACTACTTAACCATCTATTATTTACTCTAACAGTTATATCTGTTATATTTTGTACATTCTGCCTAACTGTTTTATCGAGTTCGCTTGATATATTTCTTGAACCTTGACGAAGCTGGTAATACAAACTTGTAAGCTCCCTTTGTCTTTGTATATCATTTATAGAACCCTTTGAAAAATTTCCAGCAAGCTGTTTAATCTCTTTTGCCCATTGATTATATAGTTTTCTTATTTCTCGCTTTTGTCTTGTTGTTATTTCATTTCTTGCAACTTCAGCATCTTTAAAATATAAATCAGGCATATCACTTCACCTGCTTTTTCTTTTTATCCTCTTCATCAAGCAACATATTTGAAAACGTTTCACTTAATCCCATTGCAGTCATAATATTTATAGCCTGCTGTCTTGAGAAACCACCAAGTGTATACTGGCTTAAAATATTTATAAGTGTATTTATCTGAGTACCATTTAATCTCGATATACCACCTGTGGATGATTGTCCTTGATTATTAAACTGTGAATTTACAGATGATTGCAGATTTCCTACTAAATTAAACGATGAACCGCCTTGACCACTTTGGCTACCTTGATTACCTTGATTAGTATTCTGATTATTATAGTTATCGCCATTATCACCTTGACTATCCTGAGTACCATCTTTCTTTATAGAGTTTACGCCCATCATATTAAAATCATCTGTACCTGGATTTATAAGCTTATTATCACCATTCATTCCATTATTAAATGATGCTTCTTCTAATACCTGACGTTCATAAGCTATCTGATTAAGTTCATCATCAACCTCTGTATCTGTTAAGCCTCTCCACTTTTTCATATATGTTTTACGAGATAATACACCACTTTCTACTTCAGCCAAATCTGTTGTCTTTTCTTCTATCTCATCTTCTGGAAGCGGTGTATTCTGTACAACTTCTACATCATATGTAACAGGTGTTATTCTCTCTGATATATATTTTGTAACACATGAAGGATATACAATTGCACCTTCAATTATTATTTCTGTCATTTCTGAAAGACCTGGACCCCAGACTTTCATCTTTTCTTTACAACGAACAATTAATGGCCAATATATTGCCTTCAATGCTTTTCCTGATGTTATTGCTCCCTGCATTGTATCAAGGGTTATATTTGGCATATCAACCTGTTCATAACCGGCTGTCTTTATTCTATCGAGAGAGGTTTTCAATGCTTCTGAGTAATGCATCTTTGGCTCTAAGAGTCCAACTTCTGGATGGGCATTTGTTAAGTTTTGGTCTGAACCCAAATCCCAGAATGCTCCAGCACCTGTAGATAGATTCTTTGTAGAATTTGACTCCATGTCTACTGTATATTTTGTGGGATTCATTGATTTTCTTTGTGCATCAGAATCCGCATTACTAAGCTTTGAATACCACTGTTCATAATCTTGTAAAAGTTCTACTTCTGATTCTCCACTTACCTCACCAAGAAGACCATCATTTATAAGCACAACAGCTGGTATTCTCTTCAGTTTAATTGGTTGCTTTTCTGCTATATGTTCAACCAAAACACCTGTACCGTCATACATATCCTCTTCGAGATAAACTACATCACTATCTTCATCATACGTATATTTCTTTTTAAATATTCTTCTGTCTTTTAATGATACACAATCTTTGGCTATAATGAAACATACAAATTTTGTCAAGAAATTTGGATTACTTAACTTTGTTTCATATATAAACTGAAGACTATTTAAGAACGTTATTGTTACGCCGTCTTCCTCGTTAAAATTAACAAGGCCTGCAACACGCTTCCCTATAAAACAATCTTTTGCTGCTTTTATAAGTATATCCTGAAACCTATTCTTTTTTAAGACAGTAGTTATTAGGTCATTCATAACAGCTAAAGACTTTTTAGACTCTTCTGTTAATACACTTGTATCGCCTTTTGGTTCAACAGTAATGTCTGGCTGTTCGCCAAATAAAAATCTAGCTTCTTTGTTAATTAAGGATGCAGCCATCTTGTATTTTAGTTTGGCTGGTACATAATCACCGTTTGTACCTTCTACAAGGAAATTCTTTCCCCTTTTATAAATCTTATAAAGTCTAAAAATTAAACCAAACTCATCAAATAATTCTTGGACACCTACATCCATTTCTTCTCTAATTAAAGCATACGGTATTTTATTATATGCAGAAAGTATATACGTATTTTCAATATACTCATCATACTCTTCTACTATATTTGCATATACTTTTTGTTCCTCATTCAACAAGATAGCTACCTCCAATTATTTAGTTATCTCAATTATTTAGTTATCTTCAACCTCTTCACTGGAGTCAACATCAATGACTCCAGCATTTGCATAATCTGTGAGGCCCTCTCCAATAATATATGCAACAACAGCAGCACCCTGCATAATAAGACCACCAACAGTTTCAGCCTCAGAACGTTTACCCATGGCTGTCATAATTCCAGATACAAATAAAGCAACTGCAGCCCAAAATTTTCTACTTGTAAGCTTACGTTTCCAATCAATCTTAAATTCGCTATCCATTTCAACCTCCTAACATATATCTTCTTTTATATTTTCTCCCGTTACTTGGCTCACCTGTTTTACTATTGTACTTCTTGTATTTAATATCTGCTACAGTTACAGTATCGAGACCATACCAAATAGCAGAAAACGTATGAGGGTCTATATTAAACTCATCATACTGAACATTACCGTTACTATCTTTCTTATAAGTTAAATCTTTTAGTTCTTTTATTGTATTCTTACACTTTGGACTAACAATTATCTTTCTAAATCTTTTTACCTTCCTTGTATTAGATAACCTAGAGCCAGAGAACTTATTTTTACAGGGACGCATTAAATAACCCATCTGCCTATAAAACTGTATAGCCTTTGGGTCCTCATTGTCTGCGACGATATACTTATTATACCCATTTGAATAGTATGAATCTATTCTGTCTTTAAGCTTCTGCATCTCTGGTAGTCTTGCCATCTGAGAATCTGTAACATGATTTATATATATCTCATCCCATATATATAATATACCATTCTTACTATCAACAGACATACTTAATACAGCATTATAACTTTCTTCAAAACCAAAATCAAAACCAAAATATTGATTTTCTACACCTAATTTATTTACAGCATTTACAAAATCCTTAGCATTTGAGGCAACCCTGAACTGTGGCAATACACGAGTACCAGAAGCACCAAATCTACCCCAACGAGCTACAAGATATAATGGATAGTCATATTCTCTTAAATCATCTAATCTTCGTATATATTGCCATGGTAACCATGGATTATCTCCTGGTGTGCTATGATGATAATATATACCATGTTTTATTAAATTCTTTTTCTCGTAGAATTTTTCTTCTGGCATAATAACATGTTCTTCACCGTTTTCATCTACACGAGTAAAGAACCTTGTATATACCCAATTCTCTCTGTTTACTGGGTTACATGATAATATAAAATGCATACTTAAATTTGGTGTTCTAATACGACCTAATAATTCTTTATAACCATCTGGATTTATTTCTGAACATTCTTCTATCCATACTATACTTACACCATTAATTGATTTTACTTTTTCTGGATTATCCATACCTTTGAATATTATTTGCGAACCATTGGCAAACAATATCCTTAAAGGAGACTTAAGAGCTATACATTTTGATTTATTTGTTTTCCTTTTAAATTCATTAAACTCATAACAAAGTAAATTCATATCTTCTAATATTTCTTTAAACAAATCGTAACAGCTTTCATATATAGTATCAAATACCTGTCTTACTACCAAGCACTTTCTCTTTTCTTCTAATAACTTTAATATTATTTTAAAAGCTATATGATAACTCTTACCAGAACCATAACCACCGACAAGAAGATATGTTTCATAATCCCAATTAAAAATAAAATCTTCAAATGCGGGACTAACTTCCTTTGTTATTTTCATACTCAATAATCCTCTTCGTCAGGCCATTCTTCTTCAAAATCAACTTCATCATTTGCTTCTTCTGCTTCTTGCATTTTCTCTTTCTTGTATTCTTCTCTTTCTTCTTTTGTTCGTTTTCTTAACTCTATGTCTTTATTATCTATTTCGTATGCTTCTAAATCTTCTTCATTTTTATTAGAAGCACGTCTTACTGTAATTTCTACCTTAGAATCTTCTTCTAACTCATCAATGAAATTTGATTTACCAGACATATTTCTCCACTTACCATTTGAACGATTATATAAGTACATCTCAATGGCTTTAACATTCGGCGGCTGTTCACACTCTTCTTCTTCTCTTATTGTTTCTACCACTTTACCAAATCTCATTGTTGTTGTGATTTTTGTACGTTTTGTTTTACAACCTAATGCTGAACGTAATAAAGCATTTTCAACTTTATAATCTATTAATTCTTTACCTCTACTTAAAGCCTCTGCAATATCAGGATATTCTATCTTCCATCTATATAATGTTTGAGTATCTATACCAATCTTAGAAGCTATATCTTTTAGTTTATATCCATCTCTTACCCAAGATTCTATAAGTAGGAGGTTATCATCTTTCAACCAATCTTCTACCTTGGTATTTGAGTTTCTTCTTATTTTAGAAACCATAATATTTATACCTCCATAAATTTAAATTTATTTATACCAAAAATACTTATTAATTATTTATAATTATATAAGTAATATTATATAATATATATTATATATTTGTCAATACCCAATTTACTTTTATTTACTTGTTTAGAAAAATGGCATCTATTATTGTAAAAATTTTTACAGCAGTAGTTTTATGTTTTATGTTAGTTTGGGTTTTTGTTTGTTGATTCGTGTGTGTGTGTGGCTACTAATGCTATAGGAAAAAATAAAAAGTATTATTGCCAGGAATACAGCTGGTAACTGGTAGATGCCGAGGAACTGTCTGAACATTCTGACAATAGATGGTATGCCCCTTAATTGTCTGATAATAGAGAAGAGACATTTAAATTGTCAGAATATTCTCACAATAAGAAAAAACACATTATATTGTCTGAAAATTATCAGAGATGTATGGATGTGTCAGACAATTCCTCTCACTCATCATTATTGTATGAATATTCTGATTATTATATCATTACATCATTATTATCAGAATATTTATATTTACTTATTATTATTATTTGATAATATATCATACTTATATCTATATTCTTACTATTTAACTATACATCATATATTATCAGACAATTAGATAGTAACATATATTATTATCTGAATATATTAACATTATATATATATTATCTGATAATTAATACATTAAGTGTCTTTTCACAGAATATTTCCACTTTATACATAAATATTCTGATAACTTATATACCATATATATATTGTATGGTTAATATATACCCATTTTATATATTGTCTCACAATTAGCAATATATACCACAATTATCTGAATAATATTTCAATATACTTTAATTATCTGATAATTACATACTTTTTACATAATTATCTGAACTTTCTGACAACTTTAAATATTACCTTAATTATTCAGAAAATATATACACAAAATATAAATTGTCAGAAAATTCAAAACATTCAAAAAAGGAGGTCCTTTCGGACCTCCCTGTCTAACAATTAGACTGAGTCTCGTTTATGCTGTCTTCACTTTCTGGAGAGCCTCTGCCTTGAGAGCCTTGGCGTACTCGACCATGCCCTTTTCATCAGACTCAAATTTCTTGACCTCATCGTTCACAAGTCTTCTGCGGACGAGCTTCCCATTGGCCTTGTAGGAGATGAAAACTCTATACTGCTTCTCGCCATCCTTAAGTCTATGATAGATGACCTTGACTCCGAATTCGCCTGCCTTGCCTGACCAAACCTTAATGTCCTTGTCCTTGGCTTCATGGACCTGCTTCTGAAGTCTGGCCTCATAGGTGATTGTCTTCTTGCCATCCTTAAGTCTGAATGTGAACATGTTTTCGACCCCTTCCTTAGGCTTGATGTTGGCCTCGCCTATGATAGACTTGAGGGCTTCGAACTTCGTGTTGTTGAATGTGAGGACTCCGTCCTTCGTGTTCGTGAGGTCAAGCTTGACCTCCTCTGCCTTGGATACAAATGCCTCGAGTGTCATGATTGCTGTTGCTGCCATAGTGTTTTCCTCCTTATTCTATAAGACTTGATATTGGATACTTGAGGTGAGGTCCTATTCCCTCCCTCTGATTATATAGTAGACTGGAAATATGAACTGGTCGTGACCAGATTTTGAATAGTTTTTAAATAGATTATGAACGAAATATGAACGATGTATTGTATATTATTGTATATACTTTTTGAACAATTTGAACTTTTTAAACTTTTTATATTATTTATATTGTTTGAAAAATATATACAATTCTAACTTTTTAAAAAGTATAAATTGTTCAAATAATATATACAATTTATGTTATTCTAATTGTTTGAAATTTTTAAACAATTCAAAATGTTTTAATTGTATATACATTTAGAAAAGTTTGAAATGTTCAAATTATTCATACAATTCAAAAAGTATATATTGTTCGAATTGTTCATACAATTTAAAATGTTTGAATTGTTCAAAAAGTATATAAAGTATATACAATTCAAATTGTTTGAAAAGTTCTAATTATATGAACAATTCAAATTGTTTATACTTTTTGAACAATATCAAAAAATCATGCAAATTGTTCAAATGCATTTTTCACACTTTTTACACTCGCATTAAATGCATTTTAAACTTAATACTATAATGTTATATCCTATATTTATTATAAGTTATATAATATATTTTTTAATATGTTTAACATAATAACCACATTTCGTTTGTATCTATTTGTAATAAGCTTTATAATTACTTATATTTGTGCCTATAGTATTGTAATCTATTTACATATATAAATCTAATATACAATATATTTATAAGTAATTAAAACTATTATATCTATGTGTATATCATGACCGTTAACAATTATAATATCATGATATACACATTATTATGACATCTTATATTATAGTGTAATATATGTTATTTTATAATTATGATGTAATCATATACTAATATAACTCTATTAAAACTATAATATTATAATACTTACCAATACCTTTTCGGCAATTCCAAAAACCTTTCTGGCAGGCATTTTCTGAATTTACAATATCCTTTTTGCAACTTTATGCTTTGACTTTCTTGAGCAACCACAAGATTTAGAAAGTCCTAACCTTAAACTCTCTCTCCTAATAACTTTCTGGTTTCCACATTCACAAGTACACTTATAGTAATACCTATGTTTTTCTCCACCTTCTGTACTCTCGTAGGTGTCATTATTCAGACATTCTACTTTTAACTTTCCAAACTTTTCTCCTTCGATATCTGAAGTATTAACTCTAAATTCTCCTTTTCTTGACATTTATCATACCTCACTATTATTACTATTCTAAGCTATATTGATACTTTATTATCTTATGGTCTTATTATCAAGTATATAAGTCTAATTCAAATAGGGTCAAACTGGAAGCTTTAGTCTATATTTCAAACTCTTTTCTGCTTAATCTCTCTGAGCTTATTAAGTATATCTTCTCTAGGTACATCAGAACATATATATATTACTAATGCAAGTTCTTCAACAGAAGCACCATTTTCATTTAACTCAAACAATTTATTATACTGAGTATTATCACCACATGTAAACCAATGATATCTATTACAAGCGAAATATAAAGTATTAAAATCAAATGTACTCTTCACTTTATACTTTTTACCACTCTTTATAGATTCTATTACTTTCTTATATACATCCTCTGAATTGAATGCTTCTGCATATGTCATTATACCGACTTCTACATTTTGTGTTAAATGACTTATAAGCCAATCATCACTTAATCTATCTTCTTTACTTTCTGCAAATGCAGTTGCTATAACAGTGTTAGTATATCTATATGTACCACTTGTGTTATTTAATATTTCTAATACTTCATAATATTTTGCTTCATTAAACATAGTATTTCTCCTTTACTTTCAAAATCCTTTTTGTTACTTATTAATTAAAACTTACCATTTTCTGAATACTTCCATCTTACATTTATCATATGATACTTGAATAAGTCTTCTATTGCAGTTTTAATTACAGAACATAAATCTGGAAGTATTTCACCTGTTTCTTCACTCATCCAATGACACTTTTCTACATAACCTTTACGAGCACCATTCTTATCATATATTGTTACATACTCATAATCTTTTCTGAATATACCTGCTTTGAACATCTTATTTACTCCTTTCAAAATAAGCTATAACCTTTATTATTAAGCTCTCTCTCTATTATCTGGATACACTCTTTATTAGACATCATTGATGTAAATCTATAAATATACACCGTTGATAAGTCCCAATAACCGATGCCTTTACTTTCGGCAAACATCAAAGCATCTGTTACATCCTGGTCTGTGTATCTCTTTTTCTGCTTTAAAATACTCATAATATACTCTCCTTTTCTTAAGTACTGACATTTATATATTATATCATAACTTTATCTATCTGTCAAGGTAATGTGAAATTATTCAAAAATACAATATGAACCGAATGGATTAAAATAATTTTCATGCATATTTGGGTTGTAATATTTATCTTTGAAACAATCTTGAATTGCAACTAACTCAAGATTTCTATCATATATTCTGAACATCGGGTCTAACATATTGTTACCAGATATTGTTATTACAAAACCCTTTTCGCAAGCAAAGAATGTATTATAATCTTCATAACAATCATTATCAGCATTATCAAATATTATACCTTTGTTTTCTAAAACACTTTTTAACCTTGTCATTTTATTTTACCTCATATCTTTCATTAAGTCTTATTGCCTCTACAAACATTAAATCATAATAATGTTCTAACACCTCAAACATCTGTTTTTCAAACTCACCAAGATTAACTTCACATATCCATGTTGTTGCCCACTCTTCATAAGAAAGACTTAAATCAACTGTACCATCCTTTGCATCTTCTGAACCATACCAATAAGCATGTATCAGATAATATATCTGATGTAATTCTAAATCATAAGCATCAAGAATCTCTTTTACATAATCATTCACTTTTTCTTCAACCCTTTCAATGAGTTCATTAAATGTTTTGTCATTCATGTTTTTACTCCTTTTCATAAGAACTTTTTTATTGAGTTTATAACTCAGTCGACCTCATGATAATAACATCATGAGGAAGACTCGATTATAAAACATTTATCTATCTAATTTTGCAATCTCTCTAAAGCCTAAACCTAAAATCTGTGCTTTCTTAATCTCACAAGCATTTCTTTTTGCTTGTTTCATCTGATTTGGTGTAAGTTCTTTACCTGCCTGTACCCATAATGAGAAGCTATTGATATAATCATAACCTTTATATATTGGTATACTTGAAAGATGATACTGACTTCCAGGTATTATATCTCTGAGAGCCTGTACCAACTCTTCTTCTGATTCATACACCTCATTCCACTTAATTCTCTTACCTCTGAGGTTTGCAAGTCTGAACTTGCCCTCTTCTTCTGAAATGTAGCTCTTAATTATTGACTTTATTATGACTTTATGACCACCATCATCAATAACCTTACCACTTTCTCTGAGTTCATTCTCTCTTTCTTCAACTCTTTTCATGAGTTCTTCAAATGTTTTATTCATTTTCTTACTTCCTTTCTCTTAAAGACTTTTATAGAAAACTTATTCTTCTTAAACTTCTTCAAACTCAAAATCTTCATCATAAAGTGCTTTTAATAACTCGAAATCTTCACCTCCGTCTATATCATCAAGTACGTCTTCAAGTTTCATATCACTTAAATCAATCGGTTCATGACCTTTATTCATATAAGTTCCTGTATGTAAATTTATGATATTATACTTATCATTTTCATGTTTACATACATAATCATCAATATCATCACCTCCGTCTGTAAGGTGAACTGACTTTAATACACCTTCTTCTGGATACATATTAGATATGATATTGTAATAACATCTAAAAGCCTCTTCCTGACTTACGTCTTTGACCTTTATCTCTTTTACTCCATTTATTATAACTTCAACCGAATAAATATTCTCAGTATCTACATATTCTTCATCAAAATAACCTGCGATATCAAGCCATCCAGACTCTTTATACCACATATTATCTATTGCCATTTCTAAATCATAACCTATCTGAGTTGGTCTAAAACCGAAGAAATCTAATCTTCTGTAAGTATAATAACCTTCTGGAACTCTTATACTTATAAACCCATAGTCTTCATCGAATATCTCAACATCAAAGGCTTTCTTAACCTTGAGACCACCTACCTCGATTGCAAGATTTTCATCAATACCGAACTCTGTTAAAAACTTACTCATATTTAATACCTCCTCTTTAGGACTTTATTTTATTCAAGGTTGATACCTTGTCAACCTCGATTAGAGTTTTTACCTCTAATCGAGTATAATAAGATATCAAGCTTTCTTAATATCATGTTCAGCTTCAAACTTATCAAACTTATTAACCATCATCTTATATGCCAATAACCGGCATCTGTAATCCCAAACATTTACAATTCTTACTTCCCATTCAACTTTCTTCAACATTTTTAGATACCTCCTTTTACTTACTTATCGGTATGTGTATATATCTTCCCTAATTATATTATATCATACACAGCCTTAGTTATTCAATATAAAGTAAAAAGAATTTTAAATTTTTTATACATAATGAATAGTTCTAATTGTTTGAATTGTTTAAACTATTATGTTATTTTTATATAATTCAAAAATACTTATTAATTCAAAATACTATACTTATTATCAATAATACTTTTGTAAATTAAAACACTTAAAAATAATTAATACTAAGAATAAAATAACACTAAGAATAAAATAACAATAAATAATAAACTTTACAATAAACAAAACACAAATACAAAACAAAATACTTATAATAAAACACTATAAATAATTACTTTATTTAGTTTATTATACTTAAGAAAAGAAATATATAAAGAAAAGAAGTATCATACTTTATTTATGTTATTGGTTTGAATCTAAATGTAAATGCATTATCAAAATTCGGATACTCTTCTATCTCACCCTTCTCTAAAGCTAATATTATTGCTCTATCTAATTTCTCATCACTTAACCAATAGATTTTACCTGCTTCTAATAATAAACTACCATCAAGGTCATATAAACTCTTAATACATAGATACTTTTTAAATGTTGTAACATCTGTCATAATATTAGACTCCTTTACCTTTATTTCAAAGACCTTTTCGGCCAATGTTATTTTAATTTCAAATACCTTTTCGGTTTTTCAAGTAAATATTTTTGTGTATATTAATAGGGCCATTTATCATGGCCCTAAGTGGTGAATAGTTAAGCTAATTTATGCTGTTTTCACTTCTCCACCTTTAATCAATCTCTCATACTCTGCAAGGATTACTTTTTTATCTGCATCTCTTGCCACACATTTTCTCTTACCTTCAAACGCATTCCAAATCTCATATCTGTTCTTAGATGTTACGAAAATGACCTTGTAACGTGCACCATTGGGAGCCTTACCAGATACGACTTTCGCTGTCTCACCTGTCTTCTTGTGAACCTGAGGAGTAAGACGAATAACACCGATGATATCTTTCTTTGTTACCTTCTCGATGCCGATATTCACGATTGCAAATCTGGTATCATCGTTCTTGGAGTTGATAACCTGGAACATCTCCTCATTCTCTTTCTTGAACCTCTCAAAGGCTGCCTTTGTAAAAACGACTTCTCCTTTATCATTGAACTTTCTGTTCTCAGCTTCCATCATGTCGTTGAAATCTGCCTTTGTGAATAATGTTGTAGTAGCCATACTAACTCCTTTCTAATACCTTTTTGGTATTCATAAAAATTGTAATGATTTAATTTTGTATCATTTATTGATACAAATAAATCATATCATAAAATCAGATTGGCGTCAATATGAAGTATAATAAAAATGGAAAAATTTTTATACAGAAAATGTATAGGAAATGTTTAGGATAAGTTATAAATTTATTTTAATAGATGTGAAATAACTATGAGAATTAATATGACTTTAGATTTTCTGATTCTTTCATATATGAATATAAGAATAGATATATCCTAGGATTGACGAGAATCTCCTAGGATTGATTTTTATATCTCTCTAATAGAAATATATATCTAATATGATAAAATCAATCCTAGGGGATTTAGGAGGTCCAGAGTTATTGATTATTTGATATCACTATTTATTATTTGATATCATTCATCATCCCAAACTTCATTCTCTGATTCTCTTTCATTAATGATATCAATAGAAAGGTTTATTACATCTCTTATATTGCACAATCCTTCTATATCAGAAACATGGAACGCACCCTTCATGTAAACAGGAGTTACGCCATTACTCTCCTCTATCTCTATTCTCTGTGCAACAGTATACCCACCCTTAGAACACTCACTTATTACAATACTTCTCGTATCAGATACCTTTGCCGAAGCAATTTCATTATACTCAATATTATTTGCCATTTATAACTCCTTATCATTCATCATCTTCTGTGTCTTCTACATCAGATACATACATAATTGGAAACTCTTTAACATCATCTGATTTAAGGGGAAGTGAATTTAAGTTATCCATTTCAATATAATCTGATAAACCATTAAACCTAATCTTTGACTCCCCATCACCATCAATTACAATATTCTTAATTTTAAACATTCCCAACTTAAGCTGTTTATTATCAACTTTAACAATAATGTTAATATCTTCATTTAAAAGTTGTGTTAACTTAATTGTATTCACAAGCTCTGAATAAGAGGCAAGTAAATTAAAATCAACAGAACCATTAGCTTTAATACTATGACCATTATATGCTACAATCTGTTTTACTCTTACTTTCATTTTGCAGATTTGCTCCTTTTCTTAAATTTACTATCATTTTCATCAATAAAAGTTCTTCTTGCATCATAAGAAGATTTTATACATTTTCTTTTTGTTCGCTTTTCTTGTACTTCTAAAATAACTTCTTTTATTTCTATTCTATTACCTTGCATTAATTGTGATACATCATATAAATCATCAGGTCTAACAAGTAAATATACTTCATTATCTTTCAGGAATTGAATTGCAAATATTGGAACCTTATGTGATACAAGGCCATGATATATTAATGTATCTATATCTTTCTTATCTACCCTTATACTATTTGCATCGGTTGATTTTAACTGACATATTATATCTTCACTCTCTCCATCCTCTTTCACAATCCAACCTGCACCAGAATTTGGTGTTGGTTTTAATCCAAGCATCTCCATAACAGATGCTTCATTTTTCCTATAAAACTTACCAGACCTTTTCATTTACATACCTCTAATTACATCACCTATACTAAAATCAACACATGATTTCAATTGTATTTCTTCTTTAAGCATACTCTGAATACAAGATAAACCTATTGCTGTAACTAATGTAATTGGCATATCATTTTTAAATGGATGAAACATACCTGTATATACTTTATCTGTTCTATTATCAGCTGGATTACTTGGAATTATACATTTTACCTCGTATAGCATTTCATCTACTTTTTTATACATATACCTTATCTGGAAAACCTCATTACCAAGTTCCACATCTAAATAATAATCCCATGCCATTGGTACTCCATTTACATATTCTCTATTTTTTAACTCTTTTAATTCTATCATTTTACACCTCTAAAATACTAAAAATATACCGGCCTTTCGGCCGGTATAACTATGTAATCAAATTAACCCTTTTGCTTTTAATATATTATTTGCAACCAGTGTAAGATATTCTTTATCACTTTTATTAAGCCTATTGTAAATATGAAAACCTGTAGAACCATCATAATCATATAAAGCATAATAATAACAAGTTTGATTTACAATATCCTTTTTACAATCTTGTAATTCTATAAGTTGTTTTGAAAACTCATCAAAGTCTTTATCACTAAAACAACTAACATTTAATTTATAATACATTATACAAGCTATAATAACCCGTCTCTGAATGTATTCTATTTTTACTTTATCACTCCAATATCTACTTGGCATTGTATCAAACTTATAAATCATTATGTCTCATGCTTTCTCCTATTCCTTGCCTTTATTATACGCATATCAATATTACTTTTTGTTCTACTATTTGTCATACATGATGCTCTAAGCGTTTTCTTTAATAACTCTTCATTACAAGCATCACATATTGTAATTACAAATGCCTGGGCCATACCTAATCTAATATCATACATATCTAATGCTTTTTCTTTTTCACATCCACAACAATCACATTTTGCAGATTCTGATTTATTTACCCTCATTTTAATTCCCGACATATAAATCTCCTTACATAAGTGAACCATCCATCAACTCTGAACCATCAGACTCATCTACACCGAGCATCTCTAATGCTTCATTTATAGCATTTCTTGCATCTAATAAATAACCACCAAGTGTCATAACTTCTTCATCTGATAATACAAGTGATTCATCATCTTCATCTATAACATTATTTTGATTCTGTAACAAATTTACACCTCTTTTCATAAATGCATTTTTTACTTTTTCAACACTTATACTACTCATCATTTTCCTCTGCTTTTATAATTAATGAACACTCACTACAGATACCATATCTACATCCTTTTCCTGATTCACATTCTTCAACATCTAAATCTGATGGAACATATAAACCACCTTGCATATAGTACCTCCATTATAACCTTCCATGTCTTTCAAGATAATCTTCTACATCAGATACATATATCATCATTTCCATATACTTATTCCTATCCATATGTACGTTACCATCTTCATCGACTCTTGTAAACCTTCCATTAGGTATCGGTATATCATCAACGACACCTTTTCTTTTTACATATTCCTTTGCAGTTGATGTTAATACCAATACAATTGCTGGTAAGAATAATTCACTTCCATAATATACACCTCCTCTTCCGGCATACAAATGATATCCTATCTCTAACATTACATATGGTAATATAAACTCACAAACTGTAGCGATAAAATATACACTATTAATCAACCTATATTTGAATGACTTTACAAACTCAATAATTATTGCAATTAATATACTATTCTTAAACATTTATATTACCCCGTTTTCTAACAATAACTTTTTATAATGTTCTCTTTTTATACTTACACCCTGGTCAACTCTTAACTGATACGCTTTTAAATTGCATTTATCACAATTGTATTTATCATTCATAAAAAACATATTATGAGATTCTTTACATATTTGACAATGCCTTACTCTTATATTATCTTCAATTACTACTACATATAAGCATATTGTAACTGATGGAGATTGCTTATCTTTAATATACTCACAATGAATATCTTGCAATTCATCATTACTTAAAATATTTTTGGCATACCATGTACAGGCTTTAAAATATGCATCTTTCCTTGTTTTTGATGTAAACTTAAGCCTGTATATTTCTTCACAATACTTTTTATTATTACCACTGGCCTTCATCAGCAATCCCTTCTTTCATAGCATATGCACTCATACCCTTAGCATTATTATCGGCATCTTCATTAAAGGTATTACCCGAATGACCTTTTACTTTTTCTATTGTTACCTTTATACCTATTTCTCTTATTATTTCAAACAATGTTAATAACTCTGTCCACAGGTCTTTATTCTTTATGTCTTCACCTCTTGTTGTTTTCCAACCATTTACAGACCATACATCTAAATATTTATTGTTAATAGAATTTACAACATATGCAGAATCTGTATATATAATATACTCATCCTTACATGAATTTTCATCTTCTATTATATACTCGTATGCAGATACTACAGCTTTTAACTCCATCCTATTATTTGTTGTACATTTACACCAACCTTTCTTTACATCTCTACCATTTGTACTAAAGAATATTGCTGCCCAACCACCTGGACCTGGATTTCCAGAGCAAGCACCATCTGTGTATATCTTAGTTAACATTTACACCTCCCTACGAATTGAGTATAATTTAATTGCTGTTTTTGCTAAACACTCATATACTGTACATCCATATATATCACATACAGTATCTAAATTATTATAATCAATTATCTCACTTTTCCATATTATATAATTGTCTTCACCAGAATAACAATCAGGAAAAAGCTTAAATAAATAATTATACTTTGTACATATAATTTTTAGTACCCTTTCTATTTTCTGTAATGGTACATCGCCTTTAATTTTAGAAAGTGGTTTTATTGTTTTTAAAGCGTCTTGTAGTAATATTTTATTACCATCTATTCTACAATCTAATTCTAAAACATTTCTAATACTTATTTTTACTTTCATATCTCTAATACACATTAGGCTGGTTATAACTCTAACCAGCCTAACAAATTAATTAATTATGATGTATGGTTGGCCTGTTCATCTGTAACCCTATTTGTTTTGCCAACCTATCTCAGATGTCCCAATCATCATCGTCGTCTGCATCATCTTCTTCTACTTCTGCCTTCTTAGCAGTAGCTTTCTTAGCCGGAGCTTTCTTAGCAGATTTCTTCTCTGCTGCTTTCTTAGCAGTAGCTTTCTTTACCGGCTTCTCTTCTTCAACATCATCCTCTTCATCGCCCCAGTCGTCGACATCCTCATCTTCTACTTCTTCTGCCTCGGCATCTGCCTTCTTAAGCAGTTCAATATATACCTTAGCAGCCTTCTTGGGAGCGGCCTTCAAACCACGCTTCTTGCACTCTTTGAAAAGTTCCTGTGCAGACATGCCTTCATACTTATCCTTCTCTTCTGCCTCTTCTGTCCACTCTTCATCAGCTTCTGCATCTTCAGCTGCACCATCACCATGATGCTTCTCAAGAAATGCGACCATAGATGCTTTAGAGAGGTCTCCGAACTCTTCCTTGCAAGCTTTTCTTTCACCATAATCACCAAGAAGCTTATAAAGCTTGGCGTTCGGCATATGAGCATAATCTGTATCAGATGTGTCAACCTCTTCCTTCTTCTTTGCAGCCTTTACCGGCTTCTCTTCCTGCTCTTCCTCAGCATCATCATCAGAATCTGTAGCACCGACACCTTCCTTGATGGCCTTGTTAACCTTGTTGGCAGACAGATATTCAGGCATATAACTGAAAATATCCTTAACCTCATCTGCAGCCTTTGCCATAAGTGCCGACATCTTAATTGCAAGCATCGGATATCTCTTACCGATATCGGACATAGCCTCTGTGTCTGTACCTGCTGCGAAAATCTCTGCTACCTCTGTCATTGTGTAATTCTTTGCCATTTGTTTTCTCTCCTTTACATATTTTATTTTGTTTGGCAATTTTGCTACACTTAGCAACTATATGTGTAATATTATTTTTACACAAAGGGTATATGTGGAATCGAACCACGTCTCTTATACTTTGGCTCTTCGCTGTTAGCACTCCACTCTCATATAATTGTTTTCCATAAACTATATACCCATGTATCAGACTGTTACATCTGACACTTTTTTAAAGCTTGATAATATTTGCTATTACCAAACATATTAATTGTATTTATTGTATCCTTATCCATACATTTTAAGATACACATATACATTATTTTATCAAGTGGTAATTTTCCTTCAAGTTTCGTTGTCATTATCATACAACGATAACTAAATACTGCTCGTATACCTAAGCCCTCTGTTGTTTTTCTAAGGTCATGTATAAAATCTACAAGTTCAACATTACCTTTTGTTATCTTGAGTTCAATATCTCTACAATAATCAAACTCAATCGGCATAAATCTATCAAGTGATGAGGCATCTATTACCTGACGACCTGTATATAAATCATCAGCACCATGACCTATTGTATTACCTGCAGCAACAATATGTAACTTATTCAAATCCATTGTAACCTTACCGGTTGGAAACTCAAAATAGCCATTGGCAATGGCCGCATTTAGTAGAACAAGCACCTCTGATATAGAAGCATCAAGCTCATCTAAGAAGAACATACATTCTTCATCATCTGTACATGCTCTATAAAATTCTGTTTCATGATACTTACCACCAGCATCAATAAAACCAGATAATTTATACTCTTGCTGTACAGAATTTGTAAAGTAGAAATTCCAACCTCTCTCTCTTGCTATTTGTTCAAGGGTAAAATTCTTACCTGAACCTGCAGGACCAACAAGATATATTGGAATACCGGCATCAAGGCAGGCACATATTGTTGGATATTCTGGATGCCTTATCTTCTTAATAGGAAGTTTTTCAGCATCTTCCTTTGGCTTTTCTTCTTGCTTTTCTTCTACAACCTCTACTATAGGTTCTGTCTGTTCTTCTTCAACAAAATCATCAACACTTGGTGCTGTATTTTTCTCTACCGCTTTCCTCAAAGCTTTTGTAATAGATTCTGTAGAGTTTCTATACCCACCCTTTGTGTTATATTCACGAGTTATATTTCTGAACTCATACAAACCTGTTTCTGTAGATGGAAACTTAGAGAATGAAACTCTGCATCCACTTATTATAGCATAATTATTGAATCCATCCGAAGACATCTTTCTATAATAAGTGTATACTTTTTCAGAGTTGATAAATCTTGCCTCAATTCTTGCAATTCCATTTTTATCGCCATTCTTTATAGAGATAACCTCTAAATCAACTGGCTGTTTGTTTTTGTCTACTGACATCTCTTTCACCTCTTATTATGTGGCCTTATCTATGATACAAGATAATTATATCAAAAATATTAGAGTTTGTCAATAAGATGTTTAAAGATTTTTAAATATTTTTCAAGTCGTCAATACTTCTAATCTTATCTACATCTATATCTATTTTCTTTGGAAGTAAATAACCATCATATAATTCTCTCAATGTATCTGAACTCAATGGAGAACCATATCCAGATGTAAATGATTTTGTAACCTCTGGATATACCTCTATAAACCTAAAATATAATCTACGAAGCATAGAAGGATGTATCAATGGAAATGCCATTTTAGAAACATTTAATCTTTCATCTGCAGATTTAATTCTAACCCTACAGGCAAATGCCCTTGGGTTAGATTTAAACCTTTCGGATGTTCCTAAAACAACATTTAATTCGCATCTATACCCTTGCGATTCTAGCTTTCTTATTATTCTAAATGCCTTTATAGACTCTTCTTCAATTTCTTCTTTTGTAAAAAAAGCATTATAAGAAATATCTTTATTCAAAACAACAACCTTTTGTTTTACAGGTTTATTTACCGTTGCTATCATATTTGTAGGTACACCATTAAGATATAATGGAACACACGGTTGATATCCTTGAACACCATATACTGTTTTTCTTTTGGTAACTAAAGCCATTTTTGTTTCTTCTGCTTTCAGCCTTTTCTGAAGCTTAGAGGAACCTTCTTTGTAACCATTTTTAAGTAAATCAACGGCTTCATCAAATGATTCTGTGCCTGTAAAAGAATAACCATTTTTTACAGACTTTAACTCTTCCCATCTAAAACTTTTATTAATAGGTGTATTTATAAGATAATTGTAAAATTCATGTATTGACTTATATGATATTACATCAATATCAATACCACTATACTTGATTCTATCAACTTTCATGACATACCTCACTTTTTGTATATCTACTATTCCATATTATGATTATATCAAATAAAATCAAGTACGTCAATATAATGTATAAATTTTATTTATTTCTTTTTACATATAATATATCCAGCTTTTTGTAAACTTTTCAATATATTATACCATGTTATACAGCTTACACCTGCTAACGGACTCATTGTACTAACCACATCTTCAATATCAGCTTCATACAATAACTTATTATCTTCTATAAACTTTCTAAGCTCTTTTAATTCTTCTAACCAACTTGCAAGTTCTTCATGCTCTATTGCACATTTAAGACAACCATTATTTTTACCTTTTATTAACCTACAATCACCTAAACCCAAACAAATACCATTTTCATGCTCCGGCGTATGCGGACACATTTCAAAAATTTTTCTATTACTCTTTGCAACGTCTTTACAATGTTTAATTGCTTCATGTATATCCATATTACTTCTCCTTTAATTTTACTTATCTTTTATATCTCTTTTTTATACTTCTAAATTTACTATTATTCATTAAACCTTCATCGCCTAAGAAGTCACCTTTATATATTACTTTATTCTTTGTTTTTGATTCTAAATATTCTACTTTTTTACTATCTAATAATTTTCTCCACTCTATATATCTTTTACATATAGAATGACAACCGATACACCTTTCCTTACAATTTACACAAGGTGAATCTCCAATGTTTGGTATATCAAAAATACCTGAACTGGTTGACATATCATTTCTCCAACTTTAACTTACCTATATCGCCTTTAAATATAAACAGTGATATTGCAGCTGAATCTGCCGCATCATTATTAAACATTACCTTATTACCATCTTTATTTATAAATGTACCTTTTGTTTTTCTTGAATTTGACATATCTACTAATATATCTTTTTTAAACCCTTGTTTTATACACCATAAAACTGTAGGCCATTTTTCATCTGGTACATTATATTTATTTTTACATGGTTTACTTGTTCCTATAACTTGTGATTTCCAGCAACGTGTATCTACCGAATATACTTTTATATCAAATTCACTCATAACATCTACAATTATAGAATTTAGAGCACCTATTGACTTTATATAATCTATATTTATAAAACCCTGACTTCTAAGTCTTATTCTTTCTATAACACATACAACTTCATCGGCCAACGGTTCTATTCTATTTATTATATGAAATAATTCATTCCTTAACACTTTTCTTTTCTCTGAGTTTGTTTTATATTTATCAAGTCTAATTGAACTTACCTTTTTCAAAACTCCTTCGGCAGATACACTTACACCTGTGTTGACATATGATTGGTCAATACCTATACAAATTTTCTTATACTTTGTCATTTACATCACCTTAAATAGCAATAGGTATATTCTTAATCTGTTCACCACATATATAATCTCTCACAATTAAATCATCAGTTGTAAACTGATAAAAATCTTTTACATCTGGATTCAATGTAACCACTGGTGCCTTGTAAATAGGACGAGAAATTAATTCCTTAACAATTGGTACATGTCTATCATAAATATGTGCATCTGCAATCATATGGATAAGCTCGCCCGGATACATATCACAACATTGAGCTAACATCATAAGCAAAATTGAATACTGACAAACATTCCAATTATTTGCAACTAATACATCCTGAGAACGTTGATTCAATATTGCATTTAATGTTAACTTATCGTCACCTTTTCTCTGTGTTACATTAAATGTCATAGACCAAGCACATGGATATAAATTCATTTCATGTAAATCTTGATGATTATAAATACTTGTTATAATCCTTCTGCTAAATGGATTATTTTTTAAGTCATAAATAACCCTGTCAACCTGGTCAAACATTCCTTCTTTATATTTACTCTGTACACCAAGCTGATATCCATAAGCTTTTCCTATTGAACCATCTTCATCTGCCCACTCATCCCAGATATGTGATTTTAAGTCCTTTATATTATTAGACTTACGCTGCCATATCCAAAGTATTTCATCCATACAGCTTTTTAAAGCTGTACGTCTAAGCGTTAATGCAGGAAACTCTTTTCTTAAATCATACCTATTGCATACACCAAATTTCTTGATAGTATAAGCAGGTGTTCCATCTTCCCAATGCGGCCTTACTTTTTCTCCTTTTGTATCTGTACCATCTTTCAATATACTTCTGCACATATTGATAAATACTAAATCAGCATAACTCATATTTTATTTCTTGGTCCTTTCATATAAAATCAACATGATATAAAATATTATTACATTCAAACACAAATTCAAAATAATTAATATATTTTGTATATCATCAATTTTCATTTTCTTTTATTCTTTTACTTCTCCTTTTATTTTTATTTTAAATTGTTGCTGGTATTATTGATATACAGAATGCAATTAATACAAATAGCACTTATCCATGCCCATCCTTCCTGCCAGCTCCCATGACCAGAAAATGTGATACTTGCAAAATCAGATACACATGCAATAGCTATTAAAATTATTAACCAAACCCTAGTTGTTGTCACTTTTTACTTCTCCTCTAAATAATTCATCCATTGTAACATCAAGTGCATCAGCCAACTTTTCTAACATAACGGCATTTACACCCCTACTGTTTTTTAGATTCATTATAATACTAAGTTCTGCCTCAGACGTACCGCATTTTGCTGCAACATACTTTCTTGTAAGACCCTTTTTTCTAATAATAGTATTTATATTATTTTTAAATTGCTCTACACCCATTTATATCTTTATACCTCCACCATCAATATTCCAACACGCATTTCTCAATGCACATTCTTTACATCTCTTACAATCTGGCGTCTTAGCATCTGATGGACGTTTAACCATTTTTCTTTCTAACATTACTTTCTTATATCTATACTTTATTTCTTCAGCCCTATCTATAAATGGAGCAACTATACTACTATCATAATCATATACTTCAAGTTTTATATCTTGAGTATTTTTATCTTCTGATAATACAAAACCTTTATGTATACCTGTCAGATACATATACCATTGTAACTGTTTCCATGCTGATGGATGACGTGTCATTCTTTGAAATTGAAATGTATTTACAGACTTTAACTCACCAACCATTTTACCTTTATGAAACTCTGGTATCTCACATATTATATCTGGTGTATAGCTTATTCTATACTTTTCATTAAACTTTGTAACATCTAAATCATTTGCTGTACTATACCCAGCCCTTATAAACATTCTCTGCCACTTCTCATGTATTGCATTACCTTCTTCAAATATCCTCTTTAAACCAACAGATATTTGCTCACCCTGCAATTGTCTATATATCAAACTTAAAACCTGCTGCCTTAAACAAAATTCTTTTTCACCTTTAATTAAAGCAGATGCATGTAAGCCTATTCTCTCTTGTGTATCTGCACCCCTTGTCATTACCTGCTTGATAAACTCTGTCTCACCATCTATATCTTTTTGCAAGAAAAACATCCTGTTAAGTATTTTTTCTAATCTTGCAGCATCAGATGATTGTATTTTTGTTCTATTGCCGACAGCATCTTTTTTTATTTCATCTACAATTCCCACTTAATACATCTCCATTCATTCAACCGGTAATAAGCAATTATATACTAAAATAAAATTCAAATAACTAATATTTCTTTTACAATAACGTATATTTTTACTTTTCTTACTGGCCCAATCTATAAAGTCATTTGTAAACATTTGAAAATTATACTCTATAAACTCATTTACATTTTTTATATCAATAAAGTATGATAATTTATGTAAACCCAAAACCATTACCAATTTTACACTTTCTCTTGGTATCTCACATCCAGTTAAATATTCTCTTGCCTCTCTTGTACAATACTGTGATAATGTTTGTAAATAATCTAAATCTAACCAACCATCTACAATCAATTCACATACATACAATATCTCATTTTTAAACTTTGACATTACACACTCATCTAATCTTTTTCTCTTTTTCAATATACTTTCGGCAGAAGGAAACTCAAACCAATCTATAACCTGGCCAGATATTGTTTTCTTTCTTTTTCTACCTACAAGCTGAGATAATATCTCACATAATATATCTGCTTGTGAAAATGATTTTGTTTTCTCATAAAATATGCTATATATTAAAACTCTAAAAGCATCTTGTTTCAATATATGTAATCCTTTACATCTATTACACATTGGTCTTAAATCTTCTTTATCTATTGTTCTAAAAAAATTAAAGTACAATGAATAATCCGTACCCAAATCAAAGTAATCATACCACGTATTATAGAACTCTTCTTCACTACACGAGAATGAAAAATTTTCTTTTCTCTGTGTTACTTGTACTATTTTATCTTTATGTGTAACAATATATTTATTCTCTGATACTTTTCTCCACCCAATTGTTTGTCCAGAATTATATATATTGCTTAAATTAAAGTATGGTATCGTCATATAAAACATATTTATATAATTGTCCTTCCATTAATATTTACTATATACTTTATACCTGCATTAATAATCATTCTTTCACATATTGGGCATGGAGTTGGCGATTCTATAAGTATATGCCTTTCGCTGTTTTTACTTATTTCTACCTCTTCACCATAGAGATACATTGTTGCACCTATCATATCTCGTCTTGCAGCTGATAACATTGCATTCTGTTCTGCATGAACAGAATGACAATCAGAATAATCACCAGAATTATGAGGTTTATTTAACCTGTTACAATACCCCAAATCACAACAATTCATTAAACCCCTTGGATTACCATTATAACCGGTTGCGATTATTTCATCATTATTAACTATAACACAACCATAATGTCTCTTTAAACATGTTGAACGTTCACTTACAGCCCTTGCGATGCCTACATAATAATTATCTTTCGATATTCTTTCCATTTATTATTCACCACTTTCTGCAATTGCCTTTTTAATATCTGCAACAATATCATCAATAGGGTCAAATACAGGACAAAAACAATGACCACAAAACTTTGGTATAATTGGCTTTTCACAATTACCATTCCATGTAACTATTGTATCACCACACTCTGGACAATAATATGTTACCTGTGTATTTGAATGAATTACTCCAACTTCTTTTGGCTTTTCATAAAATTTATAACTCGGTGTTTTCATTACTTATATCTCCAATCTCTAAAACCTCTAAATTACTTGTTTTAAGTTCATTCATAAACTTTTCAAAATCATCCTGACACTCATTACATAAATCAACCTGCCTCCAATTAAGAGGAAACCCGCCTTCAACAGTAGTAATACTATAACTTGGTAACTTTGCTTGCATAAAGAGCAGTGGCGGATTATATTGCTTTCCACATCTATCACAAACTTTAATTATCATTTTATTTACTCCTCATCTTCTTCTAATGAAATGTCTCTTATTCTTCTACCAAACTGCTCTGCTCTCTGCCTCATTAACTCCTTTCTTATATCTTTAACATCATCAAAACTAACAAAGCCTCTGTCAAAGAAACAAGGTATTTCGCATTCCCCCATGGGATTGCATACCTTGCTCTTAACAACTTTACACTTCATAATAAATCCTACTTTTTCTGTTGATGCAGAATTTTTTGGATTCTTATTAGGTATCTCAATCCAGGCACGTCTTGCAACTTGAATACGTAAACTTGCTGAATGCTTTAATTTTCTACCGCCTGGAGTATCTGTCTTCTCTCCAAACATCATAGCATTCATTTTATCTCTTACCTGATTTATGAATATAATAGACGTGCCTGTAACCTCGATAATTTCCTCAATTGTTGGTAGATACTTATTAAGTAATCGAGCTGTTCCACCGATTCTCTGTTCTTCGATACTATCTTTATCTGATGATTTGAGAACCTTCTCAGCATCTTCTTTAGGAACCAATGATGGTACAGAATCAATACCTATAATTGGTATTCCTGCTTTTGCAAACTGTATTGTTTTATTTAAAGCATCCTCACCAAACCTTGCCCTATAAACAAGTAATTGTTTTGGTCTATTTCCAAATACAGATGCTCTATCAGCATCAAATGTACCTTCTACAGGTATATCTAATGCTAAATCATTCATGCCCATCAGGTGGTACAATAACGTTGTTTTACCCGAACTCTCTGGACCGAATATTTCGATTACACGTCCCTCTGGAATACCACCACCGATTATAGCATCGAGGTCCTCTATACCTGTACTCCAACGATTAATCTTAAGGTTGGCGTGTTTTGAACCTATCGAATAAATAGTACCTTCACCTTCTTTTTTATTTATGTCGCTACATAATTGAATTATCTTCTGTTTGTTTACAGACATATGTTACACCACCCCATCCACAAGGATTTACACCAAAATTTGCACATCTTAAACATTTCTTACAATCTGTATTTTCTCTTGTACATTCATGTCCATCAAATAAATCACATCCTGCACAAAATTCTTTACCTATGACACACTGAATATTCTTATTTATTTTAGCCATAAACAATACTACTCCATATTAATTGGCGTACCAACTGTCCCTACACTTTCATCTGAACCTGTAGCTCTAAAATATTCACCAGGTAATGGATACATATATCTGAACATCATATAATTTGCTGCATCAACAAGGTGTTCTGTATTCTTATCCTTTTTAAACGCCTCAATACAAAGTTCAGCTGTAGCTAAAGCATCTACTCTACCAGAACCAAAATTATCTCTTGCTGGTCCATATTTAAAATGTGATACATTTACACGATTTTTTCTAAGTTTATCAAACTCTTCACTATAATCTGTTTCTAAAATTCTTTTATACATTTACATCCTCCTTAGACATTGTTGCAAAACCAATAAGTACACCATTAAATGATACAACGGGTACTTTATATTCATTATTACCAACATCAATAGCCTTTGACAATTTATAAACCCTGCCGGTGCTAATATCGAGATAATCATGCATACCATATGTTTTTACTATATCTTCTAAACTTGTCATAATTTATACACCTTCCTTTTACTTTTATAGACTACCGTTAGAAACTATTATAATTATTATATCATATAATATAATAAAAATCAATATAATGTATAAATTATTTTCTTTGACCTCTCGAATATAATGCTGAATTATATTTCTTAACCTTTGAAATATATAACTTTTTATTAAAATCAAGTGCACCATATTCTAATAGCAACTGAATAATTCTTTTATTAACTTTTGAACCGCGTGGATTACTATTAATTCTATCAATAAAGTTATCTAAATCTGTAAATATACCATTCTTTTTTCTTTCTTCTACAATTACAGAAGCTGCAACCTCACCAACACCCTTAATTGCACTTAACCCTTGCTGTATAGCAAATTCACCATCTATCTTTCTAAGTGATGTTTTCTCTTTTGAATAATTTACATGTGGTAAGAAAACAACACCACCATCTACAACCGCATTTTCACAATACTTATGGAAATTGGCATCATCCTTAGCATACTTTATTTTACTATACCAAAATACTTCTGGATAATATACCTTATAATACATTTGCTCTGCAGATATTAGAGTATAACCAACTGAATGACCTTCATTAAATGAATAATCATAAAACTTTTTAAATATATCTTTAGCCTGTTGTTCTGGTACTCCTATCTTTGCACAACCTTTAACAAAATTTGCTTCAAATTTTGGATACTCACCTTCAAAGTACCAATTAAACTTTGGAACACCTATCTTCATTTTTGTTATAGCATGTGCTTCATCCCATGACATACCTGCAATCTCTACGGCCATTCTCATAATTTGTTCCTGATAAATAATTGTACCATAAGTCTTTTGTAAATATTTATCAAGAGCTGCTATTCTTGTACCTTCTTCACCTAATTCGTATGCCTCTTTATTTGCCGCATATATTTCTGGCTGTTTTTGTTTTAATGGTCCTGGTCTATTCATGGCTGTTGCAGCCACAACATCATTAAAACAATTTGTATGAATACTAAGTAATAATTTCTGTACAGAAGATTTATCTAACTGGAAAACACCATTACATCTACCTTCTGAAAATGCCTTTATAACATTTTCATCTTCTATCATAGATATATCAAAACCTGGAGTACCTGTAACTTTTCTACAGTCTCTTAACTCTGACATTGTTGTTAAACCAAGTATATCAAACTTAATTACACCTATATCTTCAATATCTACCAAATCATAGTTTGTAAAATATCTACCTGTTTTTGAATCTATCTTTATTGCTGTATAATCAAGTATATTACCACCTGTTATTGCAACACCAGCGGCATGAGTTCCTATAAATCTTACCTTCTCATATAGCTTTAAGAAGTGTGTCATTATATCCATATAACTCTTATTATACTGATTAAATCTACTATCTTCTTTCAACTTATCAACAAGAAGGAAACCTTCATCTATATACTCATGTACATATGCCTTTATTTCCTTTATAATTGACTTATTTATCCTTATATCATCTTTATCTAAAGATTTATCTGTTGGTAATCCACAAACCTTTGCTAAGTCATTTAGGAGGTTCTCAACCCTATATAAACCATAAGAACAAACCTGAGCAGAATGACCTTCATATTTATTAAGTAGATAATCTATAACCTCGCCTCTCCTTGCTGTTTCAAAATCTAAATCAATATCGGGCATCTTTTTTCTTTCTTTCATTAAGAACCTTCTAAACTCAAGATTAAAATATATACTATCTACCTCTGTAATTCTAAGAGCATAACATACAATGGAGTTACAAGCTGAACCTCTACCTGGACCAACAGCAATTTTATTATCTTTAGCCCAATTTACATAATCTTCTACCATAAGGAAATAATCTTCAAACCCATGATAGTGAATTACATCTAATTCTTCTTTTGCTCTATCAATATACTCTTTATTATATTTGCCCCTGAATTTTAATCCATCCTTAACATGCTTAACAAGAGTTTTATAATTATCTATACCATCACCTAAAGATGGTAAAATTTGTGGAAGTTCTTTTAAATATTCACATGCATCAACACATTTGTTTTCTATCTCATCTAAATTACTATACATTTCACTTGCCAAATGCCTTGCCTCTTTAATACCATAATGTTCTTTATGCATTTTGACAAACCTATGAAACATATCTTCCGGTCTTGGCATATAACGTTCTCTGTACGTTTCTTCTATATGTTCAAGATTATGACCTGCAATCTCGTGCATCTTTAAATAGCTCTGCCAATCTTCTTTTCTACCTCTATGGCTATCAGAAGTTAATATAATATTTATACCTAATTTCTGTGCTAACCTTATACTCTCTATATTTACCTTTTCTTGTAATCCTTCCTCAGAAACTTTATAAGGTTGAACCTCTACATAAAAATCATCACCAAATATGCTCTGCATCTTTAATAAGTATTTTTCTGCCTTTTCATACTTACCATTTATAATACACTGTGCAAGATATCCAGCGACACATGCAGTTGAACAAATCAAACCTTCATGATATTTTTCTAATAACTTAAAATCCCATATTGGATTATAATACTTTTGTTTCTCGCCTTCAAACTGAATCCTATTTAGATTACCATAACCTTTCAAATTCTTTGCAATTAATATTAAATGGTAACCTCTTTCTTTCTCTTTCCACTTTGGTAAGAAATAACCTTCAACACCAAGTATTGCTTTTATACCCTCATTACAACAGGCTTTATAAGTCTGTATTAAACCATTTGTATTTCCATGATTTGTTGTACATAATGTTTTATAACCTAATTCCTTTGCTATAACAGCAAGCTCTGCAGGTTTACCAAACCCATCAAATGTACTATATTCATCATGTCTATGCAAATCAAACATTTCTGCCTCCATTTCTTATATAAGAATATCGTTATAAAACCCTCTTATATACTCTTCATCAACAATCATTTTAAAACTATCTGTATTTTTTATTAAATCACACACCTCCATATCTGGCTTTTTAAAATCGCCTGTTTCCATTTCATACCTCTCTTTAACAACTGAACCATTTAGTGAATCTTCAAAATACTTTGTCAATCTGACACATACTTTATCAGGGGTTATAATCAACCCCCTTTTATCTATTATATCATATATATCTGGAAACGTCAATATTAAGTCATTTATATTTACGTCTTTCAAAATCAATGGAACGCAATTACAAATAACTGCTTCCATAAACCTAACTATATTAAACCTATCCTCATTATAGCTTGGATTTACCAGTGTATATTTTGATAACATTAGATTATATAAATATGTATCTTGTTTTACTCTATTATCTCTATCCTTAGCATTAAAATAATCAGCCTTACCTCTTGATGGGTTGTTTCTTATAAAACCTACCCTTCTTCTACCAAGCTTTTTATTTATTTCACTTGTTATGTCTTTTAAATAGTCTTCTCTCGAATCTGTATATGCTGATGCTATAAAATATAATTCTTGAGCTTTAGGTATATTCTGAATAAATGTATTATATAAAGCCCATTCATATATTGGAGCATATTCTATATCACCCCATTTACAAACTGCATATCTGCTATAACTATTAAACCTCCATACAGAACTAAAATCAACCTCGTCTGGGTCAATCATAAACTGTATAACATTCTTTTTTCTACAAGCCTTTACAAACACAAGTCTTTCTATTAGTCTTTTCATGAAATCATATTGCATATTCCATTGCGTGTCTTTTATAATATTTTTACTTATATCTTTTAGCATATCTTTATCTAACACACAATTATTATCTCTCAATACTGGTGTTTTTATAAGAATAACATTATCACATTCTGATAACATATATTTATAATGGTCATACATCTGATTCCATGTATCATATTTCCACTGCTCTGCTTTAACCGTAATAATAGAATCTGTATTTAGAACTTTATATATTTTATTGTTTTTATAAAAATCAACAATAAATAAATCAGAAATAAACTGAGATAATTGATTTAGCATTGCGGCAATTATCTCAGTTTGATTTGATTCTATATTAGATAGCAGCGCAACCGCTGTTACACCCATCTACATCTCCTTATAATTTATTCAGTAATAACATTCCTATTATAAAGATGTAAACTTCCTGCTATATGAGTATATGTTCCAAGCTCTACACCTAATTCCATACTCATTTGTATCTGCATACATGTAAACTGAAAAACATCGTATGGGAAACCCATCCATATATCATTTGACCTCATATATACCGTACAGAATAACTTACCTTCTCTTATAAAGAACTGTAAACAAACTGTACAATTTACATCCTTACTTTCCTTATCTGATGGTTCTTTAATATGAATTACAGCTCTACGAGAGTTTGGATTTTTTCTAAGCTCTTCCTTACACCATTCCCACTGATTAAACCCATATTTATTTTTTATACACCATCCATAATTAGAATTTACAGTTACACCATCATCTGACATCCTATTCCAACCTGATGTATACTTCTGTATCTCTTTTAAACTATTATTACCTGAATTATACCATAACAATTCACCTATTGCATATTTCATAGGTAAGTTTCTTAACTTACTTTTCATTATATTATTTATTGGATAATTCAGCACAGATACTGCATTTATTATCTCGCCATGTATATTTCCATCCCTTGAAGTATCATCAATATTCTGCTTATATAAAAGCTCATACCAATCTTCAAATAATTCATCAATCGTATTTGCAACGATAGTAACATTAAACCTATCACTAAGCATTTTACTCTCCTTAATTTTATTTTACTTTTTATGCATTATTTCTATAACTTTATGTATATCATCAACAAAATATCTTACATCCATAAATCCTGCAAGACGCTCTCGTAAATAATATATTACATTACTTCTCATATCCTTATTATACTTAAACAACATTGTTCTCTCTATAACATCTGATTTTGAACCAACTGTTAATAATGAACTATATACACCTGCATATCTCTTTATACACTCTTCCCCATACTCTTCTATAAATAACGGTACACAACCATAAAATATAGACTCTATAATTCTTGCTGTCATAAACTGTCGTTTTGTATACTCTTCTTTTGCAAGTAACAAAGTACATACAGAATCATTATATGCCCTTGTCATATCTTTAGTTTGTAATCTCTTTCCAAACGTTATATTTGGCCATTTCTTTTTACTATCTCTACCTGATTCTAACCAATTACCATATACTATTACTTTATCTAATTCTGTCGGTACATACTTATCTATACACCAATCTCTCTCATATCTATTACCGACATATACAATATTATTCTCTAACATACCTGTATTATTTATAGGTATCTCAAATATCCTTTCAAAGTCAAATGGAATCTCAACATGCATTGCACGTTCTTTACCGCCCCACTTATTACCAAGTTCAAATATATATACATTATCTCTATTCGGTAAATCATCAACCATATACATACTTAATTTGTAATCTAAATCAAATATAATCATTGGTATATTATTTTTTGCACAATATTCACATAAACATTCTTGTATAAAATAATCAGGTTGATAATTTACATAATCAATACTACAATTATCCTTCAGTGCAAACAGCCTTGTTGGATTGTCATTTCTGCCTACTATAGGCATTCTCCATTCATGAAGTATAATATCACTATTACATAAATTACGATTATCCCATAACTGAAAAATCTGCTCTTTTGATAATAACCTTACATATCCTGTACTTGGCATTTTTGACATATGATTATATGCAAATAATCTTCTTTCCTTACACCATGAAAATAAATTTTCACCTTCTTTTAAGAAACCTTCATAATCTCTATTTGGCATTACCTGAATAACTTTATCACCGGCTTTTAATAAACCATAAATTATAGACCAACTATAAAATGCATTACCATCTGGAGTACTTGCGATGTTACCATCTATATCATATTTTGTATCGCCGAGATAACCCCAATAACTATAACCTATAACCATTAATCATACCTCCTCTGACATAACAGATTACACTTTTTATCATACGAACATTTAATAACTTTTACATTGTCAATTATATCATTGAAGTCACTTTCATATATATTACCAAGAACACATTTAGACATAAAGCTTTGACATAAAACAACATTTCCATTTGAATAAACTGTAAATACAGAACCAGTACTATCACACGGTTTCTTTTTACCTTTGAGTAGTGATTCAATATATAACCTATCTTTATCATAAAGCATATCACTTCTCTCTAATATCTGTTCTAAGCTATTTGGTTTTACACTTTCACCACTTCTTAAAAGCAAATCCATATCCTGGGCTATACAGAAATATACCTTGTCAAAACCTAAAACTTTTTTTATGTAATCCATATCTGCAATAAAGTACTTTTCATTATATTTACTGTATGTATAGCTTAATTTTATATTTGGTATCTTATCTCTATATTTATCTAATATAGTTGCTATATTAAATAGATTACCATGAACACCTCTTATTTCATCATGTAATACACCATCACAACTCATTGTTAAATTCTTTATATAATGCTGCTGTATAACACTTTTTAATAATGGTAAACTAACAGCATTAGATAATATTGTATAATTTACATCCTTTCCATCTAATGCATGTAATAATCTATGTCTACCACTATATAGCGTATATTCACCACCACCAAAAACAAAATCTGCATCTTTATTTTTTAAACATATTTCTGCAACCTTCTCATAAGGTAAATCTTCATATCTACCACCTGTTCCCTTCCATATATTACATGTCTTACATCTTGAATTACAACGTGATGTTAAATAAAACTGTATTAACTTTTTATCCCTTGCCATTTAATACACCTCTAACCTTGTCAATAGCCATATCAATAGAAAACAATGAACACATATATTTATTCAATTTACTATCTTTATATAACTTATAAAACTCTTCATTATGTCTTGTCAAATCCTTACCGTGTTGTCTTGAACTCCACTTTATATCAACCGGCATAACATATATAATAATATAGTTATCTGGACACTGAAGCATATTTTTTTCTATTAACTTCATCGCATCATACTGTTCTCTACTACATCTATCTATAAGACTATAAACTGCTTCTGTCCAGTGAAACCTATCCATTATTATATTTTGAGTAAAACCTGGCCAATTCCAAAAATCAACAAGGGTTTTTGTTCTTGTATAATTTTCACATATATTACATGCTCTATAGTTCTTTATAGTATTACTTTCACCATTATCAACTAAAAGTTTATTACCACCAATTCTATCCTGCTTATATATAGGGACATCAAACTCTTCACTTATTTTATTAGCTAGTGTTGTTTTACCAACCCTGTCTATGCCTTCTATAATAATTACCATTTTATTTTCTCCATTAATACAGATATGGGATGGGTAAAACCCATCCCAAAAATTAACTTGATTATTTATCTATACCAAATAAAAACTCACCAACATCCATACCATCTGGAATATCATATACTTTACCATCAATTATAATTGTCTTTTTATTATCTTTGGCGTTCTTGTCTTTCTTTTTTGACTCTTCATTAACCCTGTCTTTTATTGTAGCAAGTTTCTTATAAATTGCATTATAAATATCATCGGCATCAAAACCAGAAAACATAGAAATATTCATAAGCTCAATAATACAATCTGCAAGTTCATCAAGCTTTGCTTCTCTGTCATACTTCTCATTTCTGAAATTTTTCCACCTCTTATCTGCATCAAGTAACTCACCAACTTCTGACATTAACTGCTGTACATGATATGATGTTAATTCTACACTATCAATAGGTAATTCTACATCAGCAGACTCACCATTATACATACCGTGTCTGAGCATCTCTCTCTGATTTTCACCCTGAATATCAAAGAGTTTTCTAAAATCTAACTTTTCAGAATCGCCATTGCTATCACATGCTTCTTTTCCATAATGCTCTTTATACTGTTCAAGACTATCATTTGAAACATACATTGCCATTATCATAGCATCTATTACATCTGACATATTTACACCTCTTATACATTATTTAAGAACTTTGTTAAACTTGTTAAACCTAAAGAATTATAAACAATCATCTGCATATTTCTTTGTATTCTTCGTTTATTCTTTGTACATGATTTTTTACAATAACTCTTTCTTCTGCACTTAGAACAATCACCATCTATGAGCCATTTATCACTATCTGGTACTTCACTCGTCTTCCCACTCATCTTCTTCATCACCCCAATCATCCTGGGCTTCATCATAATCCTCGAGTAATTTAATATAATACTTCTGGCTCTTTCTCGGCATTGCATCTATCTTTCTCTTTTTGCAGAGATTAAACAATTCCTTTGCAGACATAGATTCATAACCTTCTACATCTTCCTCTTCGTCTGCAACATCCTCATCATAATCATCATCTACATCTTCTTCGTCTTCTTCATAAACCTCTCTTTTTGTTTTAGGTTTACCTGCCTTTTTATTGGCACGTTTTACTGGTACATCATCTTCATCATCCTCATCTGATGTATCTGTATTTTCATCACACGGCCAAGCTTTATCAATAAACTGAAGTGTTGCCTTTTTAGAATACGGCTTAGCCTTTGTATTACGAAACTTAACTTTATCCATAGGTACAACAGAAAATGTTTTATTCTGCTGCTTTCCACTAACAGAAATAACATAATCTCTATCAAGTAATGTACCATACGCTTCATACATAGACACAAGGGCAGGAACAGGTGAACAATTATTAACAGCAAACATAAACAACTGTACTTCTGATGTTTCATAATTCCATACAGACCAGCAATACTGACTTCTTGTCCTAAGTGAATCATCATTACAGTATGGACACTCTCTTCCAAACAATTCCTGACACGGTACATTTATACCCTGTTCAAAACTATCATGAAATACAATCTCCATACCTTCATCCATATCCTGTAAGAATCTGATGCGCTGCTTCTGACCCTCTCTAAAGTAAATAAATTTACTCTTATTCTGACCAGACTTCTTTGCATCACTCTTAATCTTGTCTAACAGTCCCATTTTAAATCTCCTTTACTTTTTGTTAAAATCTAACAATGTCTTTTTATAACACTTATATAAGGTTTCTTTAGACATTTCACCTGGGTCTTTATAACCTTTTAAATATCTAAATCTTGTAACCTTAAATAATGTTCTTAAATAATTTGTTCCTTTTCTACCACTCTTATCATTATCGAGAGCAGAGATAACTCTATCAATTCCTTTGGCTTTTAATTTGTTGCACTGTTCATCTGATATTTTCCATCCAAGTATTGCAACAACATTATCTTCCTCAATACCAGATTGAATAAACTTCAATCTATCCATATAGCCTTCTACAATAATGACATATTTCTTTTTACCATAATCTCCACATAAGGTAGAGGCTCTGCTAAAACCTGTATTATAAAGATATTTTCTTTTTGCTTCAATATCCTTCCTCATTGTTCTGCAAACCCAACCCTTAAACTTGCCGTTATCAAGCATTGGAAATATTATACCATATTGACTATTGTATGTAATTTTTGCTTTAACCTTATTAAGTGTATTCGATGAATACCCCCTTAATTTCATATAATTGAGAGCCTCTAATACCTCTATGGACTCCCCTTGGTTCCGCCAGTCTATTTTTGATAACCCATGATAATAATCATAGGCCTCATCATATAATTGACGATTAGGTTTACGAGTTTTAACAAATCTTGTCAAACTAATATCACTATACTGTTCTGATTTTATAACCTTATTATATAGAATTAAGGCATCCAAATCATTTAAGTTGTGATATTTTTTTTCCATAAGTTTTACAAACCTTTTAGCATCACCGAACTTACCACAACCAAAACAATACCATGTATTATTTTCAAGGTCAATAGATAATGATGGATTAGCATCATCATGGAATGGACAAACTATCTTTTGAACAGCTACAGATGAATATGGTAATAGACCATAATATTTTAACACCTTAGCTAATTCATTTGCCATTATTTCTTCTTGGATACTCTATATTGAGGTTCTTTTGTTTCAACAATACTACATTCTTTTATACTATCTGAATCTACATACCCTAAATCTATAAGTTTATCTATTGATGATTCTAAAACATACTCTTCACAATCAAGATACTTTTTAAACTCATCAAAATCAACACCTATATCTTTAAGATATTGAAACATACCCTGCCAATCTGTTACATTATACTTCTTTTTTACAACAGATTTTCTATACTTTTTAGGAATAACTTTTTTAAGTTTATTTATATCCCATGTAACCTTAGAACTTATAATCCTTGTTACAACAAACTTATCATCATCTATTCCTTCACTTTCAATAAATATATGCTTACCATCATCTGATATATCATCAAAGCACATATTCATTATTTTTGAAAACTTTTCTTTAACGTCATCAAATTCTATTTTTAAAGAGTCAATAGAATATTTATGCTCATAGTATTCTTTTACAATACCTATGGCAATTGATAAATAGTTATCCTTCTTCCCCATCTGTATTCACCGCCTTATTCTTACCGAACAACTGATAGATACCTTTAGGCCATCTTTTTGATGTTCTAACCCAAAGAATATCATCATAATCAACAACGAATACTTTTCCATAGGCTGTTTCGAGTTTAAGTTTTCTACGACCAGAAGACCTATTGACTATCTTAGCTGACTTTACTTTTGAGCCAATCTTAAAAGCAACTATTGTACCTACAGGTGCATTCTCAATATAAGAGAGATGCTTATCTTCTGTATTTGTATTTTCTTCTGTTACAACTACATTTGTTTCGACCTCATCATTCGATTCATCAATAGTATCTGACTCTTTTTCTGATTCGGTCTTGAGTGCTAAGAGTTCTTCGTCTGTACCGAACTCTTCTTCAATTTCATGCTGAACTCTAAGTACCTCTTCAATAAGTTCGGGTTTCTTATAAGTTCTGATTTTCTTAACCTTAATACTACTTGCATACTTTCTAAGATTCTCAACATTCAGCATTCCCAATTCTTCTCTTGTAAGCATCTCTGTGCTACCTCCATTTTTTAACAATAAAATTATTAATTAAACTTCCTCTACTGAGGACTATCTGCTTAATGATTGTGCCTCAATCATCATACAAATAAATTATATCATATTTAATTTAATCCGTCAATAAGATGTAAAAATATTTTTCTTACGCGTATATTAATATAAGAAGGATTTTTTCAAAAACCTCAGTTATTTGAAAGTGGTAGTTTATTTACTTCTTCAATAAGTTTTGCACACGTACCATTGCCTCCCTTTTCTTTATATGGTTGATATAGATATTTTAATAAGTCTTCGTACTCATCTTTTGTTATACTACCCCTTGTTATATATTTTTCACATAACTCACAAATTGAACGATATGCCAATCCTAATAGCAATCTATCATTTACATCATGTTTACTTTCTTTCTTTTGTTTACTTTGCCATTTATTTTGCAATATCGTTATTACAAATTGCCAGAAGCCTGCACTTGCAAATATTGCTAAAAATATTTTCATCAAAGTATCTGAATCTATATTGATTGTCATATTATACCCCCATATCAGAAAAGTCAATAGAGTGTTTTATTTTATTTTTATATTTTTTACAATAAGCATCTTGTTCTGACATAATAACTATAATATCATAATCTATGGCTTTATTTCTCAGAATACTTTCATTTATTATTTTTATTTCATCTTCAACATCTGATATAAAGTTTTTTAACAAGCCACCAAACGTTACATCTTCATCAAATACATATTTATATGATTCTTTAAATATGCTTAATGTTCCATTCTCCCATTCTAACCATTTTGATAAACCTGTTTTTATGCCTCCTCTTATATTTGAAACATCTACATCTAATTTAGTAAATTTATACCAAGTCTGAGGAATTATATTTATATCTGTATTTGATTTTATATTTATTAACTTATTATATTTATTTATATAATATTCTAATAAACAATTATATGAATGTAATTCACTTAAATAATGATATTTATGACATTTACTAAAACCTTTTAAACCTAAAAAATTATAATATATAGACATCTGTTCATGAAACATTACTCCATCCAGAAGTCTTGTTATTACGTTAGTATAATGTTCTTCAATAGCCATACGTTCTCCATTTATCAAATAGGCGGAGACTAAGCTCCGCCATTAACAAATACAATAAACATTTATGCGACCTTGTGCACAACAATATTTACATTATTCAATGTAGTTGCTGTGGTATTTGATACTTGGATTGTAACTGGTGATGAGCAGGGATTACATTGGCAATTATTCTTTCCAACTTGAACAATTGTTGTAAATCCCAGTGATGTACCCGTTGATTGAGCCTGTGGCAATGCTACACCATTTCTGAGTAACTGAATAGTTGTTTCCGCAGCAGCTGAACCATCAACAGAAATCAAATATGCACCACATTTATTAAGCTCAATTGTACCGGCACCTGTCAATGATTCTGCACAGCCTTTATCTACCACAACATTATCAAATGGTACAATGCCATCAGCAGCCACTACTTTACCAATACTGTACGCTTGGAGCATATATCAATACCTCCTCACTTAATTATCCACACTGTTGACAACCACACGGGAAATTACCGGCATTAAATGTCCATGCATTAGGATACCTTACAACACCTGACAATGCCTGCTGCATCTGAACATTCTGAAGCTGATCTCTCAAATTCTGAATTTCATTTGCATCAATCTTTGAAGTAAGTCTCTGCTCAATACCTGCAAGCTGCATAGACGTATCATATCTACTCTGGGCAATCTGAGCATTTGTATTTGCTGCCTGTTCTGCAATCAGCATCTTTGTGGAACAACAGCATTCATTCTGATTACCAAGAATATTCTGCTCCATTGTTTTCACATCAGCAATCTGCTGACCAAGAGCCATCTGGACATCTTTCATAACATTGATGTTATCATACTTTGCCTGCTGTGTAGCAGCAACTGCCTGAGCTGTGCCACCAGTAACAGCATTCATAAGGTCACGGTTCTGGTCCTGAAGGTCATTGAAATTAAATCCATTCTGGACAAAATCCTGAGTAGCATACTGCGGACGATAACCACCGCCACCATACATACCACCATTTCCAAAACCACCTGCGAGAAGAAGCAAAGCAAAAATCCAGAAGAAAGCATTGTTTCCGCCCATACCGTCATTTGACATAGCCACTACATCAGCCGGTGAAAGAGAACCACCATCGGTCATAAGTTACCTCCTTAAAAATAATTGTGATAGGTTAATAGGTTACAAGTCTGGCCGGACTTTATTTTAGCATACCAAGAATCTGATTAGGGTCGATACCTCTTTTCTTAGCTTCTTCATAAAAAGCTTTCTGTGGGTTACCGCCATACTGATTAATCAAATTCATGGTATTAGCTACAACTGGATTACTTGATGCTAACCGCTGTAACATCATATTTGGATTTTTGGAACTCTTTAACATTCCAATAATGCCAAGAGCATTATTTTGATTATTAGTTGCTGATTGATTTTGCATTGCTTGTACGATTAGATTTGCCATCACCATTCACCTCTTTATTATTTACAATTACATTCTGTAACTCAATAACCATAGCCTTCAAACTATTGACTTCATCATTTAACGCATTTACATCAATTTGTGGTTTTTCAACATAAGGCGAAATTGCAAATGGCGTTGGTGTTTTATATCCAGCACCATCAGTCTGTACAAGCCAAACCACATCCTGAGTTTCATCTAAAAGTAAAGCTGAGCTATTTGGCCCCATCTGGAATGCATCAACACCCGGCTTTCCATTTACTTTAATTACTTCATAATGTGGAAGTTGCTGCTGTTGAAAATTTTGCTGTACCGCATACGGATAATTGTTATACATATTTTGTGGAAAACTATTATTGTACATATCAATTACCTGCCTTAATTAAATTCTGGTCAGCCCAACATTTTGGACCCCATGCTGTTCTTTCCCCCAAATCTGCACCCTGCTTATTTCTATCATCAATATAATTTCCAATTGCAAACATCGTATTTGATTTATCATAATCACTTCCGGTTTGCCCATCTAAAACAAGCGGTTTTCCATCCCTTCCTTTATACTCTCTGGCCTTCAATATTTCTTGAACCAAAAGAACATCTGGACCTTCCATTCCAATTTTTACTGTTCTAAGCTTATAAATCTGACTCAAAACTTTCACCCCCACTTCATAATCTTTTTGCTCTTGCATTTTAGAACCATTTGTTAATACAACAACTGTATGTCCCTTTGTTTGAGTAACTAAAATATCACCGGCTTTTAGATATTCTGGATTAACTGATGCTGTCCCTGATGCATCAATAAAACAACCAGTTTCCATGATTACTTCTTTTTCATTTCCAGTATAAAAATCATCAACAAAAATACCTGCATATGCCAAACACAACCTAACCAATGCAGCACAATCTGTATTTACATTTTCTGTTATATGCTGTGGATTATATGTATTATGATTCCTGCACCAATCCCATGCCTCATATCTTGTATTCTGACTATAACCAATATGATTGTTTTCACAAGCTGCATTCATAGCAAAAGCTATTTTATTTGCATGTTCTTCTTTCTTTGGTCTTAATACGTTCCATCTTTTAGAATGTTGATACCATTCCTGCTTTGAAACTTCTCCACCGGTTTGGTCTCCAGAACGACCATAATTAACACTACCATTTTCACCAATTCTTGCCGAACCAATTATAACACTCAATTTAATCACCTACTTTCAGATATACAACAGATTCATCATCTTTATTATCAGCATATCTTGCTTCTTTTGATGTATAGCCAAATGGGTCTGAATTTGGAGCAGGAAACTCCCAAAAATAATATACAGAATACCATCTATTTACAATCTTTGTAACATCCCTTTTATATTGGCTTCTATCTCTTTTATCAAAATTTACACCATTATTAGAAACATATAGAATATCAGAAAAACAATCATGCTCATTTACAAACTGTGGCAATGTTCTATTACCATTTACCAAGACATCTCTCACAGCTTCAATCATTTCTTTTGTTGCTGTTCCATTATCCATAAAATATGATGCCCTTGAAAACCATTCTGAATTTCGCATAAATAAATAAATATTATCGCCAAATTCCTTTTTATATCTTGAATTTGTTTCCAGAATATTTGCTGCCAATGATGCTTCGGCTTTTATTCCTGATATTGTTCCTTGTTCCTGATAACATAATCTGGCTATTTTTTTTAATTGATTTTCTGTAACATTATATATATTATATAGCATATTTACCTCATATAGTGTTTATAATCTTGTTCTGCTTTAGATACAGAAGTATGTGCATAGTGAATCGTTGTATTTACATTTGAATGTCCTAATAACGTTTGAATTGACGTTATTGGCATACCAGATTTTAATGCATCTGTAGCCATTGTATGCCTCAATTTATGTGGAATTATATTATCAACACCAGATACATCCTGCAACTCATGTAATAACTTTCTTATAGCGCCTGTCGACAATCTATCATGTGGATAGCGTTTTGAAACAAATAATGAATCATTATCATCAACTCGTGTTTCAAGATAAGATTTTAATGACATGACTGTTGCAGCATCAAAATATGTAATTCTCCATTTTCCACCCTTTCCATATACAATTGCGCTCCTCTTATTAAAATCAATATCTTGTTTATTTAAATTTGAACATTCTTGAACTCTTATACCAGAGGATAGCATTAAATTAACTATAGCAAGCGTTCTAATATCTTTACATGCTATCCTAATGGCTTCTATTTGTGTATCTTCAAATGGCTCTCTAACTTTACTATCTGATTTTTCACATTTTATCCTAACAGATGGGTCTCTATCAATATACTCTTCTTCATAGAGCCATTGAAAGAAAGACCTTATTATTGCTTTCCTTTGGTTTAGTGTCGTTACCGTTAATCGTTTACCACTTTTTAAGTTTATACTTATCTCTGACAAATAACAACGTATATGGTTTACAGTATATTCATTCAACGGTATACAAAAACGATACAACATCTTTTCGATACAAGATGCATATTGATATTTTGTACCATTACGCATCTTGCCGTCTTGTGCTTTCGCTGCCATATAAATGTAATACTCGTCTGGCAACTTATAATATGTTGTGATTAAATTTGTTGTTATTGGCTTTATTTCAAAACCTAAAATGTAACTATTCAATGCATCCCTTATAATATGCATTTTTCTATCTGGAACCTTTCCAACTAACGTTAAACAAAATCCATTTACAAATGCATCTGACATAATGTGCTCCTTTCTGCCTTTGATTAACAACAGACGCAATATTTATTTTGTCAACATTACCTAATATAATTTTACTTTAACATAATTTTACTTATTTTTATAAATCACCTAAATGCCCGTTTAGTTCGGTTATGTCCACACAGAATCTTCTGCAACAACAGACCATTGACACGACATCGTTCTATTTGTGCCGTCTGTTAAATATGCAGAATATTCTCCAATGTCGGTAAATCCA